ATAAGTTTTGTTTCTCAGTAGGTGTCATTTGCCTTGTCTGTTATAAAGTTTCTTATAGTTCTTGCTAGTCTTCAAACCACTGGTTTTCTTCTTTGAATGAACCCCTGGTCTTCTTACTTTAGCTTTCTTAATGAACCTTTTAACTATACTGCTGCTTGATTTAGTTTTAGCCATACTATAATATACTAATTTTTTCTAATATTATTTCTGTGCAGTTGCTCTTTTTGCTGCATCATATGCACCTTCTGTAGATATTACATCTTTTATATTTGACCAACTAGTTAAGTCAGATACATTCTTCCAAAGTTTAGGGTCACCTTCCATGTATCTATCTGTATCTCTTTGATAATAACCTCTTTCGTAAGCATATTCACTACCAGTTAATTCATAACTACTATAAAACATAGCGTTTTGAACTAAGTCCCAAATTGTTTTACCTTCCTTGAATGCAGTGGTTAGCTGACCAAAGTTATCAATATAATCATTAGGTTTACCAATAATAGGGGCAGGAACTAAAGATCTAGATTCATTAGATACTTTAACCATAGTTCTAATCATCATTAACTCAAAGTAACTTAAGTCTTCTTCATCACTTTCTTTTAAAGAAGATCTCAGTGCTTGATACAACATATAGAATGCAATTGCTAATAATACTTCTCTTGCTGCCATAGCTGCTCTAGGTCTGTAGTAATCATCCTGTTCAATTCCTGTATCTAAGTTAAGTTTTTTCTTTACAAATCCAGGAAGAAGAGCATCATATAGTAAAGTTTTAAATGCAGTACCTGCACCATAATACTGTACCATTCTACCCAAAGCCACATACCATCCAGTAAATGCTTCTGGTGCATCCCAAGAGTATGCACTACCCATTCCTTCAAAACCACCAAACTTAAATCTTGTTGATACTGCAGGAACTAAATACTTACGATAGAAGTTGAATAGTGTACCAATCAATGTACTTCCAAATAAAGTACTTGTGTATTTAGAGTAGTTACCTTGGAAGTTGTATATCTCAGTCATGATTGTTCCTTTAAGATCTGTCATTTCTTTTTCAGAAATGTTTACATCAGGTCTTAGAACTAACTCTCCATTTACTTCTGTGAATACATCTGTACCATTTACAAACACTGTTTCTCCACTAGCATTCTTCTTTACTTTCTTTACTCCATTCTCAATGATAACATTACCTAAAGAATCAACCTCATATTGCTCAAAGTTTCTATGATGTAATATCATTAGCATCATAGTAAGACCAATTTCAAATTCACCTTTATCCTGTAAAGCCATTGATACATCACCAAAATTGGCAAGTCTTCCAGCCATTCTTCTAACTTTAGAAGCTGTGTTAGAATCCATTGTTCTATCAAAGTCTTTACCTAACACATTCATGTATCTCCATATTTTAGTTTGTATGGATACATCAGAAAGTTTTCCCCAGTCAGCTAACATTTTAGGAATCCACTGAGTGTAGATTAACTTTTTAGCCATTACATAATCTTCAGTGCTTGCAAATCTAAAATCAGATGTAGATAAGAATGCTTGAACATTACCAGAAAGTAAGTTACCAAACTGCATAGGAATATCAAATGCCATCCTTCCAAAACTAGCAAGCTTCATAAACATCCTAGCAGTCTTTATATTAAATACAGGAGTAGTTGGTCCCTTTTCATATAGTTGACCATAGATGAATTTTTTCTTATTGAACTCTGCTTGCTTTATGATGATATCTACTTTGTTTATTTTCTCTTGAGCATTAGGATCATTTTTAGTTTGATCCACCACTCTTTGTTTAAAGCTCTTTAACCAGTCAATAACAGAAGACATTTCTACTTCTGCAGTAGCTAACTTTTTATTTGTATAGAATCCTGAGTTCCAATTAATGATTGCACCAATGCCATCCATTGTTGTAAGATTTGCAGGCATTGCTGTGTTCTCTTTGAATTTAATCTTCTCAACACCAGCCATTCCTGATTCATTGGTTGCTTTCTCAAATTGACTACCACTGTAAGATAAGTCTTGAATCTTTTCTTGCACTTCTCTCTTGATACCATCAACACCTTTATACAATACATTCTCCATTAGACTTTGCTGTACAAATGGAAGTGTGAATCCTAAAGGTCTGCCGCTTGCTAGTTTCTGCTTTAATAAGAATTCTTTTACAATCCAATTTGTATAGAATGATTTAGTAGTAGGGTCTGCATATTCATTCCAGAATGCTTGATTACTCCATTTAGCATTTGTAGAAACTTCAAATTCATTAGTATCAACATTAAATGAATGTCCTTTAGGCATTGGATACATTCCTCCACCTTTTTTCTGTGGAACAAATGATTCTTGATAATTAGGATTTAATGCTTCATTCTTTAGTTTTTTAATTCTATACTTCTTACCTGGAACTAATTCCATGTCTTTAGCATTATTAGGCATCCATACATATGCATGAGCTCTTACTTGCTCATGTAAGTCCATACGCTGTGGCCCAATTGATCCTCTCTTATAAGTTGTATAGTTATTCTTATTGAAGAATGTAGCAAAGATTTCTTCATGTCTGTGATACTGAGACATTTCATAATCTCTGCTATCACGAAGAGCTCTTGTATCTTCTCCTTTAGAATCAGCCTCTTGAATTCTATTAGTTAGATCTCTTACATTATTCCATGCTTTTTGTACATTATCTTTTAACCTATCTCTTTTTTTAATATACTCTGGACTAACTACTTTGCTTCTTATTTCTCTAAGTTGACCAAATAACTCTTTAAGTGATTCTTTTTGAACATCTGATAAAGGAGAAGAAGGATCATCTTTAAGTTCATTCTTTCTATCTTCCATTTTATCTTCCAACTGTTGGAACTTTATCACTTCTTCTGGAGTAAGTTGATTAAAATCAAACTTACCTCTAACCATGTGTCTAGATTTAATCTTCTGTCTTTCTTTCAAAAGAGAATCTAGTACAGGATCCTTTTCTACTATTTCATTTATTCTATCAAAGATTCTTTCTACTCTTGCATTGTAATCAGCAGTAGGGGCATATCTACTATTGAATCCATCCCAACGATCAATCTCTGATTGATTACCACCTGCAAGAATTCTTTCTCTATTCTTAGTCCATAATCCATAGTTTAAATCAAAGTTAAAGTAAGATAATAACTCATCCATCATATTAGATAAGCCTGGTTCATTCTCAAGCATTTCTTGTCTGATTCTAGATATCTCATCTTCTTTTATATCAATCTGTTCTTGGTCTTCATCAGTTAATAACTGCTCACCTTGAGCGTGCATTATAATAGAATGAATCTCTTCAAGTAATTCAGCAACTCTAGCATTGTAAGGACCACTTGCATATAACAACCTCATGACTTCAGGCTTATACTTAGTGCTTACATTTTCAATTTGCCACTCAATCCATTGTTTATTTAGGTCTTCTTTCTGTTGATTAAGTTCTTTTCTCTCTGCTTCCAATGCAGTTCTTTCAGGACTATTAAGAACAGAATCTCTAATCTGCTTATTCTTTTCTACAATTGCATCATTGATTTTATTAAGTCTATCTTTCCATTTGTCATATTCAATGTAGAATTCAGCACTAACAGGATCTTTATATTGTCTGTATGTTTCTGATAAAGTAGGATTTCCATTTTCATCAAACTCTAATGCTCTTGTTACTTCTTCACTAATTACTTTATTAGCTGCTTCTACGCCACCTTTTGCATCAATGAAATCATTTTTAATTTTATCAACCCCTGTTCTGTAAAGCCAGTTCTCCCATTCAACATTACCTTCTTCAGTTACATTTCTCATGTACTGAAATATAGCTGAGATTGCTGCTTCTGAGTTTGCATTATCACCAATAATAGAATCCATGGACACTAATCCAGTGTTACCTGAAATAGTAGAACCCATATAGAAGCCAGTGTTTTCAGGATCACCAATTAATCCTTCCAAATAATCATCTAATGTTTTATCATCTAATGTGTTCATTGCAATTATTTGAGCTATTCTAGCTCTTTCCTTCTTTAGAGAATCAAGAAGTTCTGCTTTATTTTTATTTGAACTAAATAGATTTTTAAACATTCTAGATGCCTTTGCCATCATTGTGTCTACATCTACTTGTCCTGCTTCTAATGTGGCAATTGTTTTATCTATCCAACCTAATCTAGGAGTAAGTAATTTTTTCATATCACCAAAAACCTTGGACCATTTTTCAGGACCAATTACTTTCATAATGACAGCTTTAAATACTTTTTTACCAGCATTTGTATTTTTTATATTGACTCTATCAATAGTATTGGATATATCTCCAAGATACTCATCAATGTTTTTTACACTTGCTGGATCAAGATTAGTGAGAGATAATATTGTTGACTTGATTAACTTAATGTAGTCATTCAAGTTATCTAATGTAACAGCATATTTTCGTAAATCTCTAAGCATACCATTATGCTCTAAATTACCTATCTCATAATTATCAGGAACATCAATACTATCTAGTTTTTCAGCTATTGATTGAACTTCTGATTGCATTGTTTCAAGAGCACTCTTAATAAGAATACCTCTATTTGCAGCTAGTTTCTCTTCAGTATCTCCTTTTACACCAAGCTCTACTTTAGTTTTAAAAGATAATAATGCTTGCTTTCTCTTTGTTAGTTGAGTTTCTTTGGCTTTCTTAGAATCCTCATCCATTTCAGTGTTAGCAGTTAATTCTTTCTGCTCTTTAGAAATAGCTTCTAACTGTTCATCAGCAAGCTTATATAACTTTTCTATAATTAGATCCTGTGTCTCTTTATCCATTTTTCCAAATGGACCACCTTCATCAAGACTTGTTGAAGTTTCTTCTGCAGCTGGTTCTGCTGTTCCTTTAAATCTAGACCTCGCAGCAGTATCTACTGCTTCACCATAATTTCTTTTAGCACCTATTGAGTTTTTATCTTCTTCTGAATAGAAGTCAGCATCTCTAAATGTACCCATTGCATAGCTAGTAAGAGTAAACTCTGTAGCATCTTCTATCTTTTCTGCATTGGTTGTATAGTGATAAGCCATTGCCCAAATAGTTCTACCTACAACAGGAATACCAATCTTCTCTAATGACTCTCTATAGATTGTTGTTTGAATTTGATATTCATTAAGTGATGACCTAGTTCTAAAATCTGAAAATACAGGATCAACTCCTTGTTTGAATGGAGCTTTTACAAAGCTTTGCTTGAATGTAAATAAGCTTCTAGGGAATTGTACAATAGGACTTAGTCCAGGTTGTTTCTTAGTCTTAATATCTATGATTTCAGCTTCACCTTTTTCATTGATAGCAAGTAAGTCAAGACGACTGATGACCATTGTACCATCTACATCATTTACACCAATACCAATTTCTGGTATAATGATTTTACCTTCACTCATTGTAGCATCCATTCTTGATGCTATCCTTAATGCTGCTGATTTAATTATATTGATATCTACATTCTTAAACATAATTAACTTCTTATGTTTAGCATAGAATTCATTAAAGAATTCAGTTTCATTAATAAGCTCTGAAGGAGATTTACCTGTTCTCCATGATTGCATCTGAAGTTCTTCTGCCATCATGTGGTAGAAGTTACCAAAGTTTGCTCCAATCTTTGTTGCCTTACTATCTGGATTTTCTAACTCAAGTGATCCTTTGTATTTAGTAGAACCAATATTAGGAACATCTGCTTCTAATGCAGCTATCTTTTGATTTACATTTTCAATCAATAGATCAATTGCTTTTAACTGATTCTGTTTTGTAACACCCTTAGGCATTATACTTTTAATCTCTTCTAGATTCTTTAACTCATCTTCAGCCTTCTCTATGTTAAGTTGCTTTCTAGTTTTACCTGAGTGATAAGGACTTTGTAATTCATTATCATCCTTATCATTTTTATCATGAGTTAATAGTGGGTCTACAGGATCTGCACTGTAATACAGATAATCACTTTCTGCTAAAGGAATAGTAATGTCTGCACTGTTGATGTATTCAACAAGTGTCTGTATAGTATCTCTTGCTGATATCTTATTGCCATCAAATAAACTAGCTAACCAATCTAAGAATCTTTGAATTAGTTTACCAAATGGAGAAGCAGGTCTTCCTTCAGGATTTACCTCAAGCTCTTGCTTCATTGCTTTTGTTAGAACCTTTGTTATGAACTCAGTGTTTATAACATTATCAAGCTGGCGTTGTGTAACAGGAGTACCTTTTGTTCTTTCTTCATAACTCAATCTTAATCTAGTGTATTCAGCAGCATACTTAGGATCTCTTAATGCTGCATCAACAAGTCCTTTATATAGATTAGGTCTTGATTCTTTTAGTCCTTCTATAAAGACATGCATTAATTCTTCAATACCATTCTCTGGTAACACCCTTCCTTCTACAAGATATACTTTGTTATTCTTAACAAATGCACTTATTGATCTAACACTTTCATAGTGTTCTTCTTGCTTTAGATCTTTTTCATTAATCCATTCAACAGTAACTCCAGGAAACTTAGGAAGTAAGTGATCTATTACTTTATTAACCTCTGCCTTCTGTTTATTTATATCCTGCTTGGTAGGTTTGTAATTAATAGCCTTAACACTTTCAGTGTATACAATCTTAGCTTTCCCAGGGAATGCATTATCATACTTAAGTTCTGCTTTGATATCAGGGTATCTTTGTTTTAATCTACCTAAGAATTTAACAGCAGTTCCTCTATTAACCCATCCATCTTTACCTGGTTGGAATTGTTCCCAGTTTGCAAATTCATTCCTAATGATATTATTAATACCTGTAGGTAAATGCATAATTACATTTAAAAGTGGCTCACCATTTTCATCTAGTGGGAGGATACTATCACCTTTTTCCCAATCACCATATGTAAGTTTAAACTTAGGTGTATATGCCAAAGCCCATATTCTTAATGCTTCTTGAGCATCATAGTTCATATAGATTAAAGCATTCTTATACAGTAAAGATTCTTTTTCATTAGGTGCTAACACCTTAACTACTTCATTGGTTTCAGGGTTTCTTAATATTGAACAACTTAACATATTATTTATCCTCCATTACAGTTTTTAGATTCATCATCTTTTTTCTTAATTACATCATTAATGTCTTGATCTGTTATATCATTAATGCTAGTTGGTTGAGTAGAAATTAATTTATCAAAATTATCATTAAATACAATATTACTTGGTATAGTTCCTGCATTAACAAACATATCTGCCATTTCTTTACCTGTATATCCATTAAGATTAGTTCCTGAATAATCAGAAACTAAAAATTCTTTGGTTGGATTTTGTTTAGCGTATTCATATAATTTTTTAATACCTTCTGTTATTTCTTCAGCAGTTTTGCTTCTTTTTTTACCAGGTGCTGTTACTGTTGTGATACCCCAAGCTTTTCCAGAATCAGAAAGTTTGTTATCCATTTTTTCACCTTGACTAACACCTGCAATATTATATGCAACTAATGCTGCTCCTCCTGTACCTTTAGAAGGATTTCCATTAATACCAAGTGGGTTAGAACCAAATACAAATATTTGATTAGGTTGTAAGCTTGTTACTTTTCCAGAATAAGTTTTTCTTTTAGTAGATTGAGCAGTAGGTTGTACTGGTTGTGCAGTAGGTGAATTAATATCTGCAGAGTTTAATAACCAAGAGAATACCACTGCTTTGCCACTCAAGAAATCTTTAAACTTAGGATCACCTTTCAAGTCCTCCCAATCTGATTTACCTAATGTTTGAGCAAAGTTATCATATACTTCAGGATTAACAACAGCATTGAACTCTGGACCAGCTCCAGGAGCTCTGCGTAGTTCACCTTTAATCATCATAAATCCATTAACAGAATTAGCAACAGATATTGTACTTCCATCTAGTAATCCAAGTTTTGTTTTTAAGTAATTACCTGAAGGTTTATTCTCAGATTTAATCTCATACATTCTATTACTTGTTCTAACTACAGTCATAGATGATGGAAGCTGAGCTACTTTCTCAGAAGACATCTGCTGATAACTCATCACTGCATTATAAATTTTAGCACCATTAGTTTGATCAAATGCTAAAGGAGAAATTCTTGTTGAACCTTGTTTTGCAACCACTTCATACACTGCAGTAGTACCTGATAAATCTAATCTATCAGAATCACCTTGCATATCAGATTGTGACAATGTATCAATAAATGCCTGACCTACAGATTTACCATTAATAGATTTTAACACCAGCATTTGACCATATATGTTTTCCCTATATACTGGAAAAACGAATCTATAATTTCCATCTTTTGCTTGCATTTTTATACCAGCATCTTTTAAAAATTGAATATCAAAACTAGCAGTAATCATTTTTGGATTTGGCCTAACTTCTCTTAAGTCTAACTCAAGTGTATTACCTGATGGTGTGAATAATTCAAACTGATCAGTACCAACTCTATACTTTAAATCATTTTGATTTAATGTTGCTCTAGATCCCATCTTTGTTGTTATATTATCAACACTTTTAGGTGCAACTTTATTAAAGAAGTTTGTAACTACTTCAGTGTTTACTTCAGCATATCTATATGGGCTAATTGTTTTAGGGAAAACATCAGATGGATTATCTAACATTCTCATACTAACTAACTTAGAAATTGCATCTGTTATGATACTTTCTAACTTAACCCCTTTGAAGCTTTTAGATAATATCTCATTTATTTTTTGATTGTATTCTTCTTCTGCTTCTTGTGGCATTTTAACAACACCATCTATGTCTTCAAATGATTCATATTTTTGATCAATGGCTCTATCTAATTCTACAAGACTCTTTTGCAAATCAATTAAAGCATCACTCATAGGTTGAGATATAATTGCAGGAAGAAGACTATAGAAAGATCCTCTAACAGATTGTGTTCCTGACTTAATCATTCCATAGTATGCAATCTTAAATGCTGTAATCTTTGTATCATAACTAGAATAAAGTAATGATAAGAAGTCATTAAATATCTCATTGTTTTTAGATGCCATTTTACCTGTAGACATCTCCAACACTCTTACATTATTTTGCTCATCTTTAATAGTCAATGCTTTTAAGAATGCATTGTTTGGATATTTAGCTTTTAACTTATCCACTTCACTAACAATTTCACCACTTAAGAAATTATCAGCATCTAGCAAACTTAGGTATATTTGACGCATTGGACTATCAGGCATAGCTTCCATTGCAGATTTTTGTAACTGCAACTGAACAAATGCTCCAAGATCTTTTCTAACATCTTCTTTAGCATAACCCCAGATATTACTAAAGATTGAAGTAAGTCCTTTCATAAAACTAGTAGCATCTAACATTACTAGCTTAGAATTCTTCTGCATATACTTTAATGCTTCATGGTTTGCACGAAGTACAGGATATGCTTTTTTAAGATTTATAATAGATTCTTCAGTAAACTTGCTTTCTTCCATTCCTTTTTGACTAAAGAAATCATCATAAGTATTCATCAATCTATCAAATGTATCAATATCAGGTCTAATTGCTTTATTAGCATCTGTGAGTTTTGTAACAGTAAAGCTAATCTCATTACTCAACTTCATGTAATTTGAAAACTCATTTTTAAGAATGAAGTTTTTAATTGCATAAGGTAAAGGTACATTGTTTTGATCTACGATCTCCCATCCAAAATTAGTTGTAGGAATAATTCCTGATGCTATTTCTTCTGGAGTATCAGGTCTGATTTCATTTGTCCAAATAAGTCTATAGTTATTGGTGTTTAATACTCCATTTTCTAATAAACCAAGATTAACTAATTCACTTAATAATTCTTTTCTATCTTGTTTGATAGACTCAGCTAAAAACTTACCAAACTTTTTATCTACTTTTTTTTGTTTTTCAGAATAAGCACTTCCATAAGTTTGTGAATAAGTTTGAGTCAACTCTGCTATTACAGGTAAAGATTGGAACATGATGGCTCCTCTCTGAGGAACACCTACAGAAAACATTGTAAGCATTACAGGAGTAGTGATTGTATTAAGATTTAATGGGCCAGGGTAAGGATTCTTAGTAGCATCTGCATACATACCAATTGATCCACCTACAAGTTTTACTGCTTCTGTAATGATACTCTGTAACTTAACTTTTTCTAGTCTACCTTCTTCATTTCTTTGCCAAATCTTTCCAACAGACTCTTTAAGTCTTGCATTAATTGTAGCCAACATACTAACTCCTTTGTTAAAGCTAGCAGATATACCTAATGAATCTTTAGATTCAGAACCCAACTCTCTACTGATAATTTTAGCAGTAGGTGAATACTTGCTTTGTTTTCTATAGATTGTCTTTTCACTCAGTCCTCTTGCAGTAACAGCATCTTCATATACCTGTATTGCTTTGTCAGCTCTTTGAGAAGGATCAGCAAGGGATTCTTCATATACAGTTTTATTACTAAGGATATTAATTTTACTTTGTAATACATCATTAAAGATTACAGGTACTACTGGAGTCTGACCTCTTTTAGTGTATGTTTTCAGCTCACTTGGTGAAACAGGTAATCCTGAATTTTCTAAGTTCTGAAGAATATTAAATGTAGCAATTAACTTTTTAAAGTTGTCAACTGTTTCTTTTACATATCTACTTTCTTTTTTAGTACCAAGGATTTCTGCATTTTGAGTAAAGTAATCATTGATGTGTCCACCAAAGAATTCCCCAAATGCAACAGCACTGTCTGTTCTGTATCCAGATTGTTTTTCAATCTTATCTATTTCATTTGTAACTAAGTCTTTAACTAAAGCATCTTTACTTAAGTAATGTAGATACTCAACAAACTTTGCTTCATCTTCAGTCATATTATATGTTTCCATATAATGAGTGTAGTCACCATAAGGAACTAATGTTCCATCTGCTGCCATGTAAGAAGCTTTCATGTGAGCATAGAATGAATCAATGTCAAAGTCAGAACCAGCTAACATGTGCATTTGATAAGGTACGATAATACCTGATCCATATGCCTCATCAATATAGTCAACTACTTTACAAACTACCATTGATCTTCTTCCCTCTGTAGGGATACGAGTACCAAAGAATGTAGATAGATATTGTTCCATAAACTTCTGATCAACATCTCTCAATGCTTTAGGAAGGATTACTTCACAATATATTTTTTGAACTTTTTCTTTTTTACCAGTTTTAGGATCAACTACCTCAACTGTTTCTTCTCTAAATGCAGGGTATCTAGTTTTAGCATCAGCATACTTCTCAGGATTCTTAAGATATTCTTCTTGAGTGACAATACGCTTTGAACCATCTGATAATGTCTCTTCAATAATTTGATATCCAAAAGGACTAATGTGATAAAACTTTCTACCAGCAATCTTCTTATCAAAGATTCCTTTGTTAAACATACTAAAGTAATAGTATGATACAGCTCTAGATATTCTATTTAAACTAGGACTGTACTTAGGAGTACCATCAGGTTTTAATTCAAACCACTGTAACATTGTTTCATCTGCACCTTGCTCTCTTAATCCATCTGCTATTCTATTATAAATTAATCCTACAATAGTAGCATCAGAACCCTGTAATAATCTTTGTAAAGATTTAGTTTGAGATATAACTGCATCCGCTAATCCTTTCTGATATGTTTCTATATCTTTTCTGATTTCTTTGTATTTAGGATCAGAAGGATCAAGTTGTGCTATAATCAATAACTTTTGTTGGATACCTTGTGTAATCTCATTAGCCATGTGATCTGTAGGTACCTGTACATAAGTAAGATCATTAGGAACCATTTCCATGGCCATATCTAATGGCAGGTACATTTCCTCATTACTTAACTTACTCAAGTCAATCTTTATAGGACTTACTGTTGCTCTCTTGCTAGCATTTGTATCCATGAACTGTTCAATTCTATGGAGCTCCATACTATTAAGTAAGTTATGAAGTACTATTTTATTTTTGTTAGGTGCAAAGTAACTGTGAGCTCGTATTACAGATCTCTTATACATTTCTGCTATACTAACTTCAGACTCTTCAGTTGAACTAGCTTGTTCATCAATAACAGTAAAGTCCATACCTTGCTCTAACATAGATGAATAGTATGCTATATCTCTGTATAACATATCTAATTCAATTTCAGTTTGTTCTAAATTTACTCCTCTAAACTGAGGCTTTAAATGACTAACATCTTTACGAAGTAATGTATGCTCTGATTGTTTAATGTATTCAAATGGAGCAGCAGCAACAGTTTTAACACTGTTAAATACTATACCCAAGTCTCTTAGTTTTTGAATATCTCTAGAATACTGTGGACTAGACTCAGTTATAAAATGCATTCTATGTATAATCTGCTCAATCTCTGGAGTTATTTTACCTTGAGCATCTTTGATAAAACGCATTCTATCTAGGGTGTTATAAGACTGACCATCTGCTATGGCAGAAGCTTTGTTTCTGTCTTTTCCATATTCATTACCTTGCTCATCTTTATGAGGCTCAATCTGCATTGACTTAGTTAAATCCTGATCATCAATAAAGAATTCAATGTTACTTGCAACAGCAGCTCTATAGTGAGTAGTTCCTCTGTTATAAGTTTTTGTACCTCTTGTTCTTTGAGTAGTTGATCTTAATGGATTATATAAATCTTCACCAGCACCTGCCCAAGACTTATTACGCTTGAAGTAACTAGGTGTATCTTTAACCCCAACAGCAATAGCTCCTTCAAATAACTGATTACCTAACATACCATTGATAAGATCATTTAAGAAGAAGTCAGCAAGGAATGAATTAGTATTTACTCCACTAGGTAATTGAGTTTCATCTATATTAAGAGACATTAACTTTCTCTTATAGTTGTTTATCTCTTCTTTGCCATATCTAGTTAACTGATCAGCTAATGTTTCAACTATTTGTTTGTCCTTTAACAAGGATTCCATTGAAGTGCCTTTTCTAGCTGCTTCAATGAATACATCTCTTAGTCTAACTCTAACAGCAGCATTAGGACTTAACTCTGATATTGCTTTATCATGCTGAGCAATTTCTTGTTCACTGGCATTTGGCTTTAATCTAGGAAAATCTGAATTGAAGAATACATCTAGTATATTAAAATTAAAACCTCTTCCTTTGGCAGTGTTGTCATTATAATCTTTCCAGATTTTTGTAGCAGTTCCATCAGCATTCTCCTTGAAGTTCTTTACCATCAAGTTGTACTCTTGCTTTACAATTTTCATAAAGTCAAGTACATATAATGGATTACCTGCTTTTGTTTTTAAGAAGTTACCTTCTTCATCTGTATACTGATTATAGATACCATCTGCTATAAGGTTTGTACTAGTTGCCTCATTAATAGTAATAATTCTTTTGAATGTACTTAGAATTTGTCCTCCCTTTAATGCATAGTTGCGTTTGTTGAAGAATAATCCAAGTGCAGAAAGTGCAAATGATTTAGCATCAATACTTTTAAATGTAGTTCTTTCTCCCTCTTTTGTACCATTTTTTAAATTGAACTTTTGAGAGAATCCAGCAAATGAACTTACAGTTAATATCTCTAAGAACTTCTTTGTCCTAGGATCAGATGGATTTAAAAATGGATTGTCCATTATAAAATCTCTAAACTCAGGATAGTAATCTTCTATGATTTGTTCTAGACCATCACTAACATTATCCATGTCATGAAGTTTTCTAGAAATAGTAAATGGAGGAGGAGCTTTAACAAACTTATTTACTTTGTTACCTTCTGCATCATATGTAGATGACCCTGCAATACTAGGATCATACTTAAGAATGAACTCACCTAAAGTACTAACATAGAAAGTTGAAACCTTTCTTATCTCATTGTCTAACTCAGTGCTTCTTAGTCTTTTTTCTCTAGAGTTTGTTGCAATTGCAACATCAATTGCTTTAGGTAATGAATAATATAAGAAGTTTGCTAAGTTAGGATTATACTCTCTTGATGCTTCAAAGTCTGTAAATGAAGATTGATTATTTATCAATAAGCTTCTATAGTCACTTCCCTTTTCAAATATCTTAATGTTACTGTCCATTGCAGTATAGACATTGTATGTCAATAGTATTTCTACTGCTCCATAAGATATACCAAGATTAAACTTACTTAAAGCTACATAAGTGCTATCAATTAGTTTTCTAAGTGCAACATCATTAACTGTACCCTGCTGAGTTATTAGTTTATCTTTTAATACAGGAAGATTAGTGAATATTGTAATACTTTCTCTTAAGAATTTTAGGTAAGGTTCAGCTTCTTCTTTTGTAACAGATAGACTAAGTAATGCATTTTTAAGAGATTGTCTAATTTTATTCAAATCAGTACCAATAACAATATCACTAACTCTATATTCTTGATTAGTTATTGTTTCTTTATTTACTTCTTTAGTGTACTCTCTTTTAGTTTCTAACTCAACTTGAACAAGCCTAGCATTACTACTGCTAAATGTATTCATGAATTGAATAAGGACATGTCTATTTGTTGTAGCATTACCATCTGCATCTAATGATGTAATAGAAGAAAGAGTGGTTCTCACTGCTTTTAATTGATCTCTAAGATCAATCATTTTAGAAATGTCTTCAGGTGTTTTAGTGCTACCTAACGCCTTACTAACTCTACTTTTAAGATTATTTGTATAGTAGTTAATATTGTTAGTTAATCTAGTAATCTCTTTATCTAGATATGGAACAATATCTTCTTTTGCTAAATCACATGATATCTTTCTGATAGTACTGAATATCATTCTAGAATCAACCATCTTAGTACGCTTGATACCTAAATCAGGATCTAGATACTCATATGGAATGTATTTAAACATTGTTCTGAATGCAGCTGGGCCATCATCAACAGGAGTGTTAATGAATCCTGAATCAGAGAAGTTCTCACCTAACTCTTGTTCTTCCTCACTTTTATTTTCTTTTTCAATAATCTCATCAATCTCATCAAAGTCAAACGCCACTTCTAATCCACTGAATTGCTTAATAACATCTGATTTAAATGTATTAGCTGTTACTTTACTTGATGCAAGTAGTTCAGGTGAATCATTTCTATTTATTGGATAGTTCTCGTAATCCTTCTTGTCTGTCTTGTTAGTATAAAAGAAGGTTTCATTGGTAGTATGGAATGCACCTAATAACCAACGAGACTTAGAATAGAAGCTACTGTATTTATCAGTGATTTGATCTTTGATAGCAACATTCTGATTAATAAGATTATCAATATTGTATTCTGAAGTTAATAGTTCTTCTCTAGCTATGTCAAATAATTCTTCATTTGTAAGTCCAGGATTGATGGCTTTATTCTTTGCCATCAAATGAATCATTTTATCAGATACTTCATTCACTACTTCAGAATCAATAGTCTGCATTTCAGGTGCAGCACTTCCTGATTTACGAGTTACAATAGCAGGAATACCACTGTATATACTAAAAACAGTTTGAGTGTTAGGCTTTGTTTCTTGTATAGGAGAATTTCTGAACTTACCAATAGATATGTCAAAGAATAAATTATCTATACGCCCACCTTTCTTAAACATGTTAAGAAGCTTCTTAAGCCATGCAAACAATTTTTCCATCCATGTTCTTGGAGCTTTATTTGTTTCCATGTACGCAGCAAAGCCGTCTGCTAAGTATTCTTCATAGATAAGATTCTTTATTTGCTCATCATTAAGATGCACATATCTTCTTTCTTTTCTAAAGTCATTAGCATATATTTTCTTATTACCTACTTTAATAAACTTACCTTTCTCATCTGTCTTATAATCTCCAAGAACTTCTGCTGCTTTTCTAAGGTAATATTTTTGTTGAGCTGTTGTAAGTAGTTTTCTGAATACTGCATGGAAACCTTCATGATATGCAACACCTTTTGCTCTAAGAGTATCATTAAGGTATATCATTAAGTCTTGAGTATATCCTAAGATATCTCCATCAACAACAATTCCTTGATCAGCTTTATTAGTAAAAGTAAAAACATTAGGCATTAACTCTTGCATTGCTCTCATCTCACTTCTAAACTCATCTGAATTCAACATCATATATGTTTCCAATGAGTCAAGCATGGAGAAAACAATTTCATCATTTCCTGTTGGTTTCATTTTATTGATGTCCTCAACAGTTGATTCACCAGGAATAAAAACAGAAGGATCAATAATAGGCTCATCTGCTTTTACAGTTTCTACAGGTGCAGCAAATCCTTCAGGATTTACATTATCTGCTACAAATGTTTTTACTAATCTTCTAGGGATTACAATCTTCTTTAAAGCATTTCTGAATGTAAGATTTAATTTAGTAATCTGATTAGTTTGTAACTTCTGAAAAGAGTCTAATACATTCTCCTTGATGTTACGCTTACGCAACTTAAGAGATGTACCATCAAATAGTATATAGTTCTTGAATAAGTCATTAATCAAAGGTCTACTAATCTTACCTTCACTTAATGCTATATCATGATTGTCTATTACCTTTTGAAACTTTTCTTTTATATCATTTGAGAACTGCTCATATTTATCATGTAGTTCTGCAACCAATGGATTCTCAGCACCTAACTTAGTAATTGCATCAATAGCTAATTTGTTAGCTGCTTCTATTGTTATATTAGATGGTACTTTTACATTTGCTGCCTCATAGATTTTATTCATTGTATCAAAAATCTCATTTAACAAATCACTGTCAAATGCTATTTTGTTACTACTATTATTGAAGAAAGTATTAAATGCTTTTTTCTTTTCTTCATATGCAGCTATTTGTTCATCACTTGCATTCTTAGGATCAAGCATTACAAATCTGATCCCAAAACTCTTCTTGGATGAATCTTTAGATTGTGATAACACTACAATCTCAGGGCGAATACTTTCTGAGTTTACATCAAATCCCCATCCTCTGTTATTCCAATTAGCCATTACAGTATTGCCTAATGCAATTGATGCATTGGCAAATGCATTCTGCATTCCACTAACTAAGTCAGCTAAGTCAGTTCCTGTAACTACATCTTTCTGATATACTAATGGAATTGCTTTTGGAGTTACAACATCACCAACTGGAGTAAGACTTACATAAAGAGCATTCCTTGTACCAAAGTTATCAGCAGCCCATTGCTTAAGATCTATTCCTTGTTCTTTCTCTAAGAATGTATCAATACTTCTGTATACCTCTCCATTCTTTGCAACAATAACTTGATTCTCTCCAATTGTATTTACAACTTCCCATCTGTTCTTAATCTTTCTTAATACAATAGGTACTTTCTCTTCTATAGGTTCTCCAGTAGGATTACCATTTTCATCTAATGTCTGAAGTGGCATTAAGTATCTACCATTGAATTGATCAATGTAGTTCTTTAAACTATTATCAATTTCACTACCTTCAGTAAAGTTACTTGTAACAACACCATTTGTTAAGTCATAATAGTTATAGAAGATTTCTGATATGTCAATATCAGTTCCTTCTAATTCCATCTTTGCTTCTACTTCCTTTTGGAATTCTTTATATCTTAAAGCTGATTGCTTTAATTGTTCAATCTGTGCATCAGTGATTGGTAGATATCTTGTTTCTCTAGATTCAACACTATCCACCTCAATCATATTCTTTAATGCTTGAATATGCTCAGGGTTTTCAAAATCTAATTCTTCAACTGTATTATCAGGATGTAAGAAAGCCAAGTTAACAACTGGCTCAAGTTCAAATGATAAATTACCTTGAAGATTACTAATGCTTACACTGAATCCTTTACTAGGTCTTGTAAATGTAAGAACAGTTTGACCATTTGATAATGCCTTATCTTGTATAGGCATTTCTGTAGTCTCAATTGATCTACCAAGTCTTGGTAAGTTAGTTGCAATTCTCTGACCTCTCTCAGCAAAAAACTGATTAGGTTTAGTAGTAGCTCTTACTCTAGTGCTCAAATAAAATCTACCATCAGAAGGCATTGTTTCAGCCATCTGTTCTTGTATAGTAGACTTCTCAGTTCCTGATCTAGTTGTAGGAATAATCAATCCACCAGTTATCTCATCAAAATGAAATCTGATTTTTAAATTATCAGGATTGATGTGTTCTTTATTATAAGGTTTCTTATTATATATTTCAGTAAGTTGGTCCTTCTCTTTACGATCAACTATAGTTTCATGTATAGCTTTACCTGGAGCATAGTAATGATGTTGCTTTGTAGTCTTATCATAGTACACTTCAAACATGTCACCATTAGCTCTTCTTAGAATCTTAAGAACACTTCCTTTATATTGTCCAATGCCTTCTGTATTACTAAGACTAACATATTCAATACCTTCTGTATATCCTTTTACAAGCTCTTCTTTTACAGCTTCTGCTCTTAAGATAGAAGTTGTTTTGCTAGGAGATTCTTCTCTTAACTTTATTCTATCAACTAACTCATCTACTAATCCAATAGCTACTGTGTTAGCAGGATCCATAATTACAGGATCTAATTGTTGCTGATTCTCTACAATAGAATTAAGTACATCATCAACTACCATTGAAAGATCAGAATTGTCTAGCTTTTGAATATCTGCTATGTCATCAATAATCTTTTCTTCAACTGTTTCTATCTCTACATCAATGTTTCTACCTAATATCTTCTGAACACCATCTAACAAAGGACCATACTCAAAAGGTTCTTTACCTTTTAAGAATGGCTCTAGATATTTGTTAATTGAACTATACTTTCCTTCAGACCACTCTTTGGTTTGAAGTCCCTCTATTTTGTTAGCAGCAGCATTAACATAGCCTGAGTAATACCATATAGCATGAATCTTTGCTTCTTCTTCTATAGGTAAACTAACTACATCTTCTATGATTGCTGATAGGTTTCTGTATTTAGGAAAGTTATTTTTATATGCATCTAGAAGTGTTGATTCTAGTGATTCGTATGGAATGTGACAACTCATATCTCACAGGATAGTTTATTAATTAATGCTTGGAATGGATTATCAATAAGTCTTTGATCAGGATTAGCTAATCTATTATACTTATCTTCTAACTCTTTTAATTGACTCTGTAAACTCTTTAACTCTTTTGACTGTTTAAATTGTGCTTCATATGCTGATTTACTACCTGACACAAGTATGTCTATGATTGTATTCTTGACATTATCTAAAGATACAAAATCATCCACATCCTCAAACATACCAGTAGACATATCTTCTTTTATTTGAACCCAAACATCTTCAGCAGCTTTATCAACACTAACTCCTTTCTTGCTTAACATGCTTATATGAATATCAGATCTAGTTCCTGTTTTAACTCCTGTCTCAGCTTTAGCAGACTCAGGTGTTATCTTAGGCATATATCTTAATACTTGTAATTCAAATATATCTCCATTCTCAGACAACTGATCCATGGCTTCTATTATTTGAATTTTTTCATAGACACTTCTCATTTCTTCACCAATCTCTTCTAATGGATCTGTTACTTGTATTGTAACAGGTTGTACAGCTGGTTGATTTTGATATTCTTGATTAATTCTATCTATAGTACTTGTATTATTACTTGCATTTTTATACAGCTCTTGTACTTGTTCAGCTGTTAGATTTATACCTTTTACTTTAGGATTTTTTTCTGCAATACTTTCTGAAAGAATTTTAGGAATATAATATCTACTATCTTCATATAAATTCCAAACTTGTTTACCATTTTCATCAACTAATACATAGTTATTTATTGTTCCATCATTTCCTTCCCAACTAACAATATGCATATAATATCCATTTGTTTTGTTGACAGTTTTTGAAATCTTTTCTTCTTTAGTATCTGTAGAAATAGGAGCTACTTCTGAAATTACTTCTGGAGTAGGAGTAGTTCTAGGGATAGCAGATTGAATTGCTTGTAATCTTGAAGGTGTTATTTCAAATATCTGTTCAATATTTTCTTCAGCAATAATAGTTTGAACAGGATCAGCAACACCAGTAGGTGTACTTATTTGATCAAAGTCAAGCTGTACCTGACCATCAAATTGCATTTCAATTTGACTAACAGCTTTTGTTATTCCACCTTTTCCTCTTTTCTTTTTTCTAGACTTAGCTTCAGACTCTGAAGTATCTCGTCTGCCCTCTGAGGTGACACCACCTTGAGTAGGCTTCTGAGTTCGTTCCTTTTTCGTAGAAGTTCTGTCTGTAACTGTTTTGCTTCCTGGCTTAATTGCTGCATTGTCAAGTTCACTTATAGGGTTAATGTATTCTTTTTCAAGTTCTGTTATTGCACTATTAACAACCTTATTAGTTGTCCATATTCTAAAATGCTTTTTGATTTGATTAACTAAATCACTAGCCCACATATAAAGCTTAATTCTGTCTTCACTAGTGAGTTCATCTCTTCTTAATGGGTTATCAAATATCCATTTTATTTTTAATATATCATCAGGAATTTCCTGATTTTTCATAGCATTTACTTGGTACTGCGCAACTAATTCATCTGACCTTTGTTTGGTCATAGCTTCTTTTTCTATAGTTGCTTTAGCTTCATTAATTGCTACATCATATGCTTCATTCTCTTGAGTTAGTTCTACTTCATTGCTAGGCAATGGTCTAACAACATTCATCAAGATATTATTAACTAAAGCTAGATACTCTTTTGTTTTAGGATTATTACCAGCTAATCTTTCAGTGATTATCTTTTCTCCTTTCTTGAATCTTCTGCTAACTTTTTTAGCTTTCTTATAAGTCCTTGTAAATCCAGTAGCTAATCCATTAGGTCCAAATTCTATATCCCAAGTTACTCCATTGATTTCAATGGTCTGTAAATTAGAATCCATTACAATTTGGAAAGCTCCTGCATCTGTAACTTCTACTACAGGACTAGCTTTAGAAGTTAACACTTCTTTTTGATCTTCAGGTAATGACTCAAGTGCTAAACTTAAGTTAGTAAAGTCATTAAATGTTACTGTAGTATTTCCAACAGGAGCTAATTCAGCAGGTCTAGAACCATCATCAAATCTAACAATATAGTTATCACCTTCAATCTCTAAAGTACCCATGTTTCCACTAAGTACTACTTTCTGACCAATGAAGTTATCTAAGTCAGATTTTGCAACATCTAATGCTTCTGTTTTAGCAGCAGTTTCTTTTGTACTTTTCTCTTGCTTCTTTAGATAAGCATTGTAATAACTTTGTTCAAGATTCTCTAGATATGAGTATAGACTCTCATATGAATTTATAGGAATTTCTTCAACTGTAATTTCACCTGTTGATTCATCAACAACTTGAACTTTATAACTTACTGGTACAGTATGTTGATTAAGAACTTCTCTAGCTCCTTCTGCATTTAAGAAGTATCTAGTAATCACTCTTTCTTTAGGATCAGTTGAGTTATATGGAAACTTAGTTTCAAGCTCTTCAAGATTGAAACGCATTGTCATATACTCATCAACCTGACTCATTATTTCAGCTGCCTTCTCAGGATTATCAACAGCCTGTTCTAATAATGTAATTACAGGAAGTGGAATTCTAGACTGTGCAGCTTTTGCAGCTTTCTTAGCTTTCTCTTCTTCTTGTGACAGTTTGTTTTCTTGTTCTTTCTTATCAGTCTCAATTCTTTCTAACTCAAACTCATCAAACTTTTTATTTAACTTATTAGCAAGATCTTGAATGATAATCATGTTATCAAATGTCCCCATAGGAGATTTTGAAAACTGAAGTAATTCATCAGTTAGTCCTTTGTTCTCTTCTAAAAATCTTTTAGCAACTTCACTAATAGATCCTAGCTTCATATAAGAATCATAAAGCAATCTAGCATGAGCAGCAGCTCTTGCATCCATTAGATTCTGATAGTACTTACCAAAGTTATCAGGGTCATTAAGAAGATTAACAGCATCTACATATTCAGCATGGTCTTGTCCTAAAGCCATGTATTGATAGATATCAATTGCTGCATTCTCTAATTCATCTTTATTAACAACAGTGCTTAAACCTGCTTGTTTATTTTTAAGAGATAGATATGCACCAATAGCTTGAGCAACATAATTTATGGTGCCCATTGGAGAAGACTTACTGTTATTTACTTTGTTAGAGTCTATGAATCTAGCCTGAGTTACTGTAATATAGTTACCTGGATTATTAGGATCTTCAATCTTCATGTCAGTAAATACATTCTTTCTTACTTCAGAAAGTAGTACAAACTCCATTTCTTTATCCTTAAGAAGTCTTTCAGTCTTCTCATCCATTTTCTCACCTTCAGGAACTCCTTCTCTAATTGTTTTGATTTGATTTCTTAATGATAAAATGCTATCATCAATTGATTCAGCATTTGTAATAGTATTCCATGCAGTATGTAAGCTATTACCTATTGAATCATATCTACCAATTCTTTCTTTAATTTCTGCAGCTCTTTTAATGCTAGACTTAGATTTAGATTCAATAAATGCAACTGTTCCAATTGCATCCATCAATGCAGCCTTTCTTACACTGAACTTCTGTCTTCTTGCAGGGTCTTCAATTAAGTCTTCAACATCTAATAACAAGCTATACTTGTCTTGGTACTTATCCCATATCTCACTGTATGCTTCAACAGAACTAGCAATACCACCCATTATATCCTGAGTAGTTGATCCTTTTTCTATTTCTTCAGGTGAAAATCCAAATGCTTGTTTAAATTGATCATTGCTAAACTCTTCATATCCTTTAATATGAGATATAAGATATCCCAAAGTACCAGTACGCTTAGCGTGCATAATGGTTTGTATTAAAGCTGAATCATAGTTATTACCATGTTGGTACTTATCTTTATTCAGGATACCTTCCAACATTCCATCATTGTACTGTGTTTGGAGTTTGATTTGTTTTACAGCTTCTTTTAAGATTGTTTCACTTCCTCCATTAAAGTATGTATTAATCTGCTGTAGACTTTTTCTAACTGATTCTTTATGAGCAGCTGCTGCTGGATTTAAAAACTTACTTGTTTGTGCAGATTTAATAGCATTCATTGCAGGACCAATAAATACTCCTGTCAATGCTCCAGATAAAAATGTCTTAAGACCTTGCTTAGATATTTGTGAGTTTACTGCTTCATTAAAACTTTTACCCCAATCTGCAGGATCACCTCTATAAATATCAGTGTAGTAATCTTTCAATCTAATTGAGGCCATCTCTTGGAAGTTTTCTTGAAGACCTTCACTTAATTCAATTCTAGTAAGACCTTTAAGCATACTCTTGCCATATTCCCAAGCTGCTTGCTTTCCACCAAAATCATCTGCAATTTTAGGAAGAAGACCTAATGTTCCCATTAAACCTCTTTCATAACCTTGAGTTAAAGCTTTCCCTGTCTTTTTTCCAACTCCTTGTACTACAGTAATTCCTAACTCTGAAGCATCTTTTGCTAATGCATTTCTTACAGCATTAATTGCTTTACTTTCATATCCAAAGTTTCCAACAATATTACCCCATTGAATCTTGTTAGTGATTCCTAAAATAGCTATGTTACTTCCAAAATCAAGAGTAGCACTTTCTAATGCTAATTTTTTAATCTTTAATAAGTCTTCACCAATAGCTTCTTGTCCATTGTTACGCTGTCTAAATTCATCTTTAAATTGATTATACAAATCAGCATAGTTACCACCAGCTTCAATTGCAGCTTCTCCTGCTGCCATTTGCCATTCTGCAAATGATCTTCTTAAACCTCCTACACCTACTTTAAATAACTCAGTTGAGTTTAATATGTTCTTACCTGCTTTAGCAACTCTTGCTGACTGAGCTAATTCACCTGCAAAAGGAACATAGGTTGCTAATTGTAAAGCATTATCCCAAAATCCTTCTCCATACTTTATACCATTTGTTACTGTTGTTTCTGCTTGATTAACTGTTCTTAAAACAGTAGCAACATCACCACCTACAAAAGGATTATGAGGAACTGGTGGAAACTTTAATTTTGTAAAGTCTCCTATTTTATCTCCAGCTTGTACTAAATGTTCAGTAGTATTTAATGCTCTACCTGTGAACATTTTAACCATGTTCTTCCAAAGCTTTCCTATTTTTAATCCTGTAGATGCTGCAGTAACTGTTTCTAATTGACCAGCAGCAGCTAAAGATGTACCACCTGTAGCTGGTGCAAGTAAAGCTAATCCACCTTCTATTGCTTTTGTTACTACTTGTTCTGTAATTACTTCACCGATAGTACCAAAAGTAAATCCAAGATTACCCATTGTTTCTACTAAGAAACCTTTAGTTAAGAAATCATCTTCTGTACCTGGTTTATAGAAAATTGGATTTTCAATATCCATTCTTTCTAGATTATAGGCTTCTCTTTCATTTTCAGCTGCAGATGGTGATAGGTAATCCACATCTCCATTAAAAAGAGCTTTACCTGCTCTTACCCAAGTATATGCAGCTTCTTTGTATGAACTAGAAAAACTATCTTTAAATCTACCTAGACCTGCTGATATAGCATCCCACTTGTCCCAGTTTTCATAAGCCACTCTTTCATTATCAGACTTAGGATCAAAGTAGTCATGATATAAACTAGCATCTTTCTTATATCTTTCTTTTACATTAGGATTATAAGATTTTACTTTTATAATATCATTAGCTTGTCTATTATAATGATCTTGTGTAGCATCAGCTATTGCAGAAAAAAGAGGATCAGGGCTAGGTCTATTTGTATCTTTTGTTACTACCTGCTTAGGTTTGTTTACTACTCTAGATACTCTATTATCTCCAGTTGCAAAACTATTAGGAGTTTTTTCAATATTTACTTCAAATCCTTGTGGAGGAAGTTGAGGAACTTCTTTATTAAAATCTAATGCTTCTTGTGTTACTTTAGCATCTAATAAAGAATCATCAATACCTAATAAGTTTTCCATTTTTAATTAGTTGAAAGATTAACATTACTCCAAGGGACTAAATCACCTCTTAGTTTGTTTCTATTAATTTGGTCTATTGCTGCTTGAGTATTATCCTCATCATACTTATTAATCAATCTATCTACCCAGCTTCTAATTTGATCATCATATCTAGTTGGATCATCTAAGTAAGTTGAATAAGGAATTGATAATAAATCAGTTATATTAGCTGTAGCACTGCTGCCATCATTTCTAATAATATTAACTGTTATATCATCTGTTTGAGCATTACCTGTAATAGAACCACCTTTTATTTTATATGACATACTTGGAGGAAATCCTGAAGTACCATCCTTTGGATCTATTAATCCATTATTACTAACCCAACTAAGTTCAGGAGTAATCATACTTTCACCAGCAACTTGCTTAATTAAATCTCTTAGAGGATTTGCATCAAGACTTCTTTGACCTGTGAAAGGATCTACAATTACATCATCATTTCCTGCTAAGTTAGCAGCTTTATTAATAGGTACTAAGAATACTACATTATTATTTGCATCAACTAATCCATTAACATCAAAGCCCATAGTCTTAGCAACACTTCCTCCCTTACCTGTAGCAATTCTATTAATAGGAGCTGTTACTTGAATATACTCTTTGTTGTCAACAATTTTGCGTTGATATGTTGTAAGTCTAGGATCAAATACTTCACTCATGTTTTTACCACCTCTTACAATATTCATGAACTTACCTTTTTCTTCTGCAGTGTATGGTACAAATTCTTGAATGCCATCATCATTAGTTGTCATTACACCCATCTTATCTGCATTGTTTATAAAGCTAGCATGAATAGACCAATCATATTTACTTACATCAGATGGATTTAATTGAATAGCAGGCATTTGTTTAGCAGCTTGATTCATATATTTATCATGATCTGGAATAAGTGTTTTGAATGCAATTGCTCTATCTTCCTCATCTAATTTATTTACTTCAGCATAGTTGATAGAATAGTTATTTCCATTCTTAACAATATACTTCTTATTTTCATCATTTGAATAATATACATCAAATAAGTGTTTACTTTCTCTATTATACATATTAGCCCACTGTTCTCTTGCATTAGATGCATTACTTAATTGAGTTTGAACAGCAGTAATTGTATCAGCATCATAAAACTTTTTATTGTTTCTGATTCCAACATTGATAGCAGATTGAATAATAGAGAATGAAGTATTGTTATCAAATCTAATTGTAGGAGCAACAACATTCATGTAATTTTTAAGCTGAGCATTTTCAGTAGCACTTAATGCTTTACCTGTTGCTTTATTTAAAATAGCTTGTCTTACAACTTTAACATCAATGTTACTTCCTGCTTTTTGACTAATAGCACCTTTTGCTATATCCATATGTGCAGCCATACCTAATACTTGCATATCTGCATAAGGTAATGAACCTTTATTATAAGCATCTTGTACTTTATCTAGATATACTCTATCTACTGAGAAACTTCCTACATCTGTAAGTTGAGTTATCTGTGCACCTGAAGCTTGATTCTTACCCTTGCCTTCCATCTTCATTTTGATGATGTCAGCTTGTAGCTTCATAGATTCTAAATCCTTAGCACCTTGTTGACGCATACCTTCTAACTTCACTTGCTGTGAAAACTGAGCATTCATTTTAGACCACTCAAAAGCTTGCTGATCTTTTTGTAAAGCTACTTGATCTGGCTTATACTCCAATTCCATATTAGTGTATGCTTGATTGTAAGCAAATGCTTTAGCATACTCATCTCTAATCTTAGTCATATAAGTACCAGCAGGATTATTTGCATAGAGATCCACTGCTTTTTGCTTAAGCTTAGTATCATCTCCTTTTTCTGTCTGTAACTTTTTGATTAACTCATCAAGTTGTATTTTTTCTTCATCTAGTTTTTTAACTCTATCAACAGTTGCTTGGTCAGCACCTGTAGGATTTTTACCTTTTATAGCTTTAATCTCTTTAGTAAGTTGACCAGATCTAGATTGAAGATCATCTAATTGATTATTGTATAGTTTGACATACTCAGTGGAGAACTTCTCACCTATCTGTCTTGTTGCAGCTTCTCTTGTAAGATTTTTATCTTGAGCCATCAACCCTCTCACTTCTTTTTCATGATCAAGCTCTGCTTCAATCTTAAACTGATTATCAAACTTTTCACCTATTACATTAGTAAACCAGTTTTTAAATGGCATATAAGATTGCTCACCATTTACTGTATGAATTAAATACAGACCATTAGGTGTAGTCTTCTCAATCTTTAGTCCTTGTTCCTTTGCTAACTTCATAGCATATAGTACAGGATCTTCCCAAGGACTGTAGCTATTAATAGTTGCTTTATCAATAGAACCATTATCACGCTTCATTTCACCTAAACGCTGCTTTCCTAATAACAGCCACTCTTCCATCTTAGGATTATACTGAGTCCTAATCTTTTCATCACTGTTATTTTTAGTTTGAAGCATCTTACTAATTTCAGTGTTCTGTCTTTTAGTAAGAAACAAATCTCTAACATACTGCTTATCATCAACTAATGGTTTGAATACACTAGTTGCTTGCATTACATTATTAGGATTAGATAAATCTATTCCTGCAAACTTACTCATAGCAGCATCTGCTTTCTTTAAATAGTCTTGCTTAAACTGCTCATTATCAGATGATGATAACTCACCATTGATAAGTGAATTATACATTGTTTTAACCTGATCAAATCCCTTATCATACTTATTCTGTAAAGTACTTAATGTTGTAGATAATAACTGATAGTTAGGTGCAATGGCCGTTGGGCCAGGCATCATATCAGTAACTCCTTTTATATATGTAGCCATAATTGTTTATTCTAGTCGTTCCAAATAAGGTCCATAGGATTATATAACATACCACCTACCTGTGCTTCACTTTTATTCATAGGTAGTTTAGATTTTACTTGCAGTTCAAGTATTGCTCTAGCTTGCTCATCACTCCATCCTTTATTAAGTAATTCTTCATATGCATCTGCTATACTTCCTGTTTGAGATCTGAATGATCCTTTTAGTGGATCAAATCCTCTCTTGAAATATACTTGACCTGTACCTGGATCAACTGCATAACTATCTGATGTAGCATTAACCCAAGATGTTTCAGCTGCATTCTTAAGACCTTGCATAATAGATTTAGCAACATTTGTTCTACCTTCTCTTAATGCATTTTGATATTGTTGTCTTCTTACCTCAAGCTCATCTCTGTATTGTTTCTCAAACTGTTGATTTTGCAACTGAGCTTGATTAAACATTTGAGCACCACTACTCTCATATTGATTTGCAATACCAGCATTACGCTCATCATACTGAGCCATGATATTAGCAATCTGTGGAGCAGCTGCAGCAGATGCAGCAATCATATTAGCTCTTGCAACAGTAGGATCACTAGCAGCCATTATTGCTTCTTGTGTACCTCTAACTACACCTTGTTGTTGTGCAATAGCTCTAGCAGGATCTAAGAAAGTAGGATCAGGAATATATGGGACATAGTTCATGAACGTAGGTAAAGCACCTGGTTCAATATCAAAATAATTTCCTAACTGATTTCCATAGTTTACTAAATCATAATTCCACCAAGGTGTACCTGCAATACCTGATTCATAATTTTGAGGAGGTATTTCTCCTGGTTTAGTTGGTGGAGCTGGAGCAGCAGGAGGAGCTGGTGTATCACCTGGTTTATTTTCTACAACAGTTGCAGCTTTCTTCTTAATACCTGGAGCAGACCATGTATAGATACCTAACTTCTTATCCTTACCATAAGGGTTAGAACCACTCTTAGTAATAAAGTATTCAGGTAATCCATTAGCTTTTCTCCATGTGTTATAGTTTTCCTGGAACCAACCTGCTGCTTTTTCTCTTGCAGCTTTATCAGTTGATGTTACATCAGCTTTCCATTTATCTATACCACCATCATAGTTTGTTAATACATCAGTTTGACGATTAATGAAATCATTTAAGTCTAACTCTTCTTGCTTACCTGTAGTTTTATTTATTGCAGTGTAATAGTTTTTGCTAGAATCAAATCCTTGTGTGCCAAATGTGTAGTCAAGCTTTTTATTTGGCATTACTACATCATAAGTATCTGTACTTTTTATTGCTGTCTCTTTGATTAACTGAGTGTGTTTTCCACCTCCACCTGCATACTTTCTTAACTGACCTCCCATCTCAAATTTTCTAGTAGGATCATATGATATAATCTTTTGCTCACCACCTAATTTCTTTTTTTCACTAGCAGGAACAGCTGCATTAAAAAGATCTAAACTTTCTTGTAAAGTAGTATATTCATCACTAACTTCTTCTACCTTTTTCTTTCTTTCTTCTTTTTTTACTTTACCAGTAGTAGTTGTATCAGAGGTAGTTTCTCCTTCAACTACATCAGTAGTAGGTTTAGGTATAAATAAAGCAGAAATATTTCCATTAGGCAGTCTGATATATTGAATATACTTGTTCCCTATTTTTTCTTCATAAGGTGCATTTCCATTGTCTCGTAACTTCTGATGAACTTGATTTACTTTAGTTTGTTCTTTAAGAACAACAGCTGTAGCATCAGTTGCACCATTAAGATATTTACCAGTTTTAGAATCAAAGTAGTTACCTTCAGGATAAGGATTAGAAGTTTCCATTTCATCTGGTGCTTCTCCAACAGGAGCACCTGTTAGTTCTACAAGATATTTGTCTAAATTTTTTTCACTTTCATTAGTAGCACTACGTTTAAATGAAAATACTCCTTCATATTCATCTTTACCAAAACCATATTGATTTGGACGATAGGGACTATAATGTGGTCTATCACTAAGAAGTGGAGCATATGTTCCAGTATTTGTAATATCTTCATAGATAGTAGCAGCTCTTGCTACATCTTGAGGAGCAGAGTTTGGATCATTTAGAACTTTTTCAGCAGCAGCTTTAACAGCATTATATTTTTTTTGAAACTGAATATTTTTTGTTTCACTTAATTTACTTGCTGTATTAAGTTCTTTTCTTTTTTGAAGTTTATTTGCTTTATCTTGTAAGACATCAGCCATATCATATATTTTCTCCTGCCATGATAAACCATATGGTTGATTTGTATCAGTAAGATCATAAAATGGTGCAGTTGGTAAACCAAATCCACCTGTTAGTCCAATACCAAATCCCTGTACAGCATTACCAATATAACCAAGACCTTTTCCTATCATACCAACTGGAGTTGATAATCCTGAAATATCATAAGTATCACCATCTTCTAATAACTTAGCAGCTTCTCTCATCGTTACAGGATCATTAGATAAAAGAGCATCATTATAAATCTTATTAGCAGATTCTACTTGTCTACGTTTAATTGGTTCATCTTCATCAGGAAGAGTTGTTGCTAAACCAATTCTATCAGCTTCAGCTTGTTGTCTTTGTTGAGCAACTACTTTTCTTTTATCTAAGTCCTTACCTAAATCTTTAAGATAAGTTGGTCTTGAGCTAGTAAGATTATTTACCTCATTAAAAAACTCCTGCATTGATGGTAGTTTTGCATACTCTGGATTCTCACCTAATAAATTAATAAGTTGTTGTCTAGCTCTTTTTTCTTCAGCACTATTTGGATCACTATTCATCCATAATTCTTTTGCTTTAAACAATTGATTACGAACATTTCTATCATGCATTGCATCATTTTCATTAGATGTCATTACACGAGCAGCAGCAGGTGCACTTGCATTTGCTTTAGGAGTATTTACAACAGCAGTTGTAGCTGCAGCAGCTGGCTTAGCTTTATTTTGAACTACTGTATTATTTTGAGGTGCTGTTTTATTTTGTGCAGATGTAGCAGCAACTTTTCTTTGACTATGACCTGTACTACCAATAGGTTGTCCAAAGACTGTATTACCTGATGGATCAGTAAATGACTTTACTATAGAATCCCATATACCAGATATACCACTTTGAGCTTTAGGTAATGGTCCACCTTTTTTATAAGTTCTTTCATAAGGATATGGAGGACCTACGTAGCGATTACCTGCATCTTGAGCTTGACCTTCTGCAGACCAAGGAACTTCATACATTTCAGGATTAACTACTTTATCATAAATAAGACCTGGATTGACAAATTGAAAAGATGGATCAGTGTATAAAAATTCATTACCAAGTGCTTCTTGATCAATAGCTCTTCTATTATAATAAGGCATTTGCCCTTCAAAACTTTCATTTGCAACAACAGAAGGTCTTCTCAAAGGAAGATAAGGATTTAACTCAGCAGGTAAATTTTCTAGACCTAATAATTGATCAGGATTTACTCTAAGATCACCTCTCATCCATTGATCGTAGTGTTCCATTTCATGAGGTAATACATCTTGCTGATATGCTTGAGCTCTATTTAAATAGATATCACCAGATAAAGGATTAAAGTGACTATTAAGTATATTGGGACTTACATAGACATTAGGTCTTTTTTGTTTACCATCCTGAGCTTTAGGTAATCCACCATATCTAGCCATAGGCATACCTTCTTCTTGTGGAATAGGCTGACCTTGTGCTATATCAGAACCAAACAAAGGCATAGCAATATCAGGAATACCATCAGGGAATCCTTTCATACCTTCTTGAATAAGAGCAAGTTGTCCCAACTTCTTCATGTTATTTTCAATCATGAGTTGAGCTGTCTTCTTATCCATAGGATCAGCCCATGGATCAGCTAATATTTGCTTATATACATTAAGCTCATATTTCTTTGCTACCTCTGCTGGGGTTTTTGATTTACCACCACCTATATTAAATACATCCTTTAATACATCTTTATTCTTAATAAGCAATCCTCTGTAATCAGAAAATACAAATGATCCATCAGGAACATTCAAAGGTGTACCACCTTCAGAGTGTCTCTTACCTCCAATCTTTGCATGGGCTATGTTACCATCTATATCAGGAAATACAATTGTTTCTCCTTTTTCAGCTTCTATATTAGCATCTTCTCTGGGTACAGGACTAAGTGTAGTACCTACAGTATTATTAGTTGGTTGATCTTCATAATTCCAGATACTTCCTGAAACTAATGCAAAGTTCTTCTGGGCACCTGTGACCCCTGGAGTCTTTCTAACTTTTACTCTCATAAACTTTTAAAATTTATTATTATAAATACCACACATTTAAATTTAATCATTTTTTTTGAGATTGTCAAATATACTCAACAGTTCCTCCTGCAGCAAGAATTTGATCAATTTCTTCTTGGGTAAGATCATACTCTTCCCCATCTTCATACATATCTAATGAACCTCCCATGCGACCATACAATAATGCTTTTTCCATGTAAGGATTAGATTGTTTTTGAGCTTGTGTATATGCATTCACTCTAAAGCTAGGCCCTTGAGTAGGATTTACTAAGTAATCTCCATAGTCTTGCATATTACCTGATGTACCTCCAGTTTGAGTAACAGGCATAAACTCAGATGTATTTAACTTACTAGCTAATTCATCTGCTTGTTTATCTGCATTTATACCTGCAAGATAATCTTTAATCTGTCCTAATCCTCCAACAGCTCTTTGTGCACCTGCTACATCAAATGTTAAGTGCTTACCCTTTGAACCAACCTCACCAAAGTCTATGACACCTGGTCTAAACTTAGGAGCAGCTTTCTTTTCACCAGGAGTAGTAGAAGGAGTTCCACCTGTAGTATCTGTACCTTGTTTTACAACATTTTGATCAGCTATTCTAGTTGCATTTTGATTAGCAGTTTGAGTAGCTTGATATCCTGCACTAGATTCAACTGCAGCAGGAGTTTGAGTACTATATAAATTATAAGGATTACTTGAAGGCTGACTTAAGTTATTATTTTGAGATAAGTTCATAGATTGACCTTGACCTTGCATTCCTGATACTACAATAGGATTTACTTGATGTTGAGGAAGATAGATAAAACCTCCTCTTCTATATGCTCTTTGATAAGGATTACCATTTGGATCAGAATAATCAAAAGGATAAGCATTGATATCCATTATAGCAGGGGCAGTGTTTCTAATTCTATTGGTTCCATCCCCTCTTTCATTAAACTGATAGTACATACTATTTGGATCATTAACATCTTGCTGAAATTGTTCATATGGACTAGGTTGATCTTCTGGTCTCATCATTGGTGGAGTCAAAGGCACTCTGTTTGTAGGTCTTACATTATCATCATATTGAGTTGTAGATAATGTAGAAGGTTGTCTTGACTGCATCATGCTTGGATTTTTACCATCCTCTTCCATTCTATATGCATCATATCCTGATGTATAGTTCTGTTGAAGAGGCATGTTTGAATCTAAGCTACTCATAAAATCACCTTCTGCTAATGGATCATATTCAGGAGTAGGTTCTTCTCTTAAAGGAGGATTTTTATATGCATCAAAATTTTGTTGAATATCAGTCTTAGCCTGTTTGTTTTGATTTGCTTCTTGAACAGAAAGATTAGGATTAGTTTTAAACCAGCTTTTATCAGATTTTGGTTTCTTCTCTTTTTTCTCTCCACTACCCCATCCTGTACCTAAGTATCCAACTATATTAGCAGCATTTGCTAATGCAGTTATTCCTCCAACAATACCTTTATTACCTGCTTGAGAGTTTACCATGTTTAAGTAATCAATAGGGTTAGCAGATATTGCACCAGTAGCACTTGGTCTCATAGATGCATTATTACTACTATTAGCAGAAGCATCTGTTTTATTATCAGTGGCTCCTGGAGTGGTTGTACCAGAATTAGTTGCGCCAGAATTAGTAGTATTAGTATTAGCTGGAGCAGCGTTTGGATCTTTACCTCCTGGATAAGCTGCATTTAACTTGTCAATACTACTTTTAAATTTTGGATTCTTACTGATATCATACTTCTTACCTTTATTATAAGCAGACCATACACCATTATCATAACTGTATGTCCAATCTTTATTACCTGTAGGATCAACTAATGTTCCTGCAGTAGGTGTACCTGTTTGACTAGTTGCTGCTTGATGCATAGGTAACATTTCACCGCCTACTTTTTTTTTAACCCTTGACTTCTCATATAAGACATGAAGTCATTAGGATCCCAATCTTTACCTTTTTTCTTTTTAGGATCTTTGGCAAAGCCTCCACTCTTCATAATTGCATAGATAGTATCCATATCTAGTTGTCCTCCCCATTGATCATCAGTATCACCACCTTCTGCAAACATAAAGTTAGGTCTAGTTTCAAAACTACCACCATCTCTTTGTTCTGGTTTTTTTCCAAACTTAAGAGTGTAGTTTGCTCCTACATTAAAATCTCCACTATCAGGACTCCAACCACCTGTAAGACCAAGTTTTGAATTTGTTCCTGTTCTTGTAGCACCAAAAGTAATAGGCGTAGTAGTCATCTTTATTGGTGAAGTAGGTGCAGGAGTTGCATCACTAGAAATTACAGTAGCTGGATTACCAATCCTTTTATCAAAATTAAGCCCACCAGAAAGATTAAATCCCCATCTATTATTACCAAAACCAAGATTAACAGGTAATGCTAAAGATTGATTTTGAAATGTATTTTCATCAGGGCGCATCTTAAGATTAAATTTAGGTTGAACACCTAATTCAAAATAATTCTTACGAACATCACTATTAGTCTGCCAATTGCTATCATCAACACTAGTAACAGGTGGAGTAGTAGCAGGAGCTGCTACAGGAGATGTTTGAGGAGAAACTTGAGGAGAAGTAACAGCCTGAGTTCTTTGTGTAACAGCAGGTGTTATTCCATATGCTCCTAAATTATTTGCTAATGCTATTTCTTGTGCACCTTGTAATGTAACAGGTCTAATTACTTGAGAGTATCTATCAGCTGTACCAAAGTATGAAGGTTTGGTGTATACATTTTGATTTGATGGAATACTACCAGGTTTAGGTGAAACCATTCCTTTATATGGTTGTACATAATCATCAAAGTTATAAAAACCATAACCAAGAGCTTTATTTATTTCAGCTTGTTCAGCTTGTGCAGCTGCTTGCATAGCTGCTTGTTCTGCCTCTATTTTAGCTAGATCTTCTTCAGACAAATCTCCTCCACTAGGATCCATTTTTCCTTTTACAGGTTTATCAGGACCACCTTGTGCAAATCTTTTTAGTCTAGAATAAGGTAGATATGTTTGAGCTTGAGGGAATGCTTCTCCTCCCTCTTTAAACATAGGACCTGAAATGCGTTCTAGTTCTTCAGGACTAAGATTTTGTATAATTTTATCATATGTAGGATTAGGGTCTTGATTAAGATACCTTCTATTCATCATATAATAAGAAAGATCATCATAAGTAACAGGAGCATTTTTAACCCAAGCAGGTGCTCCTTCATGAAGCAAACCATAACCAATATCATATACCCCTTTTCCCATAATAGAACCAAGATAAGGTAAAGTATTTCCAATACCTGCTAATATTTGACCTGGTACTGATGTTCTTCTAGCAAGCCAATTTGGTTCATAGTTAGGAGTTTTCTTTCCTGTTTGTTTACCTTTTTGATATTGATTACCTGAATAACTAGCCCAGTCTGTAGGATACTCATTAGCTTGTGGGAATGCTTCACCACCACCTTTCTTTCCTGTAATTGGTTGCATTTGTTTTTTTAAACTATCCCTTACTGAACTTGGTAAGTTCTTCATATACTGGGGATTAGCATTAACCCAAGAACTATCTTGACGCACAACAACTCTAGGATCTTTTGATAAATTATAAAGATCCACAGGAGTCTTATCAGAAAATCCTACAAGATTTGCAAAATCTCTAAAGTATACATTACCTTGACCAGGGTACAAATGAACGCTATCACCTGGAGTTTTAGTTTGAAGATCAGGATATGAAACACTTGTGTATGGACCATATAAGTTTTTAACAGCTTGATTAAATGCATCCATTTGCTGAATTCCTTTAACATTAGGAATAACTGCATTTGTTTTATCTCTAGGTGCTATTTGATTTTGTCCTGTTTGACTAATTCTTCCTTGATGCTGAGGTAAAGCACTGCCACCTTCTTTTCTATTACCATAATAATCTACAGCTACATTTTGAGGAATATTTAAATAGTTAGGATAGATACCTGTACTCTCAGGAATAAAAGTTTGATCAGGAACATATTGAACTGAATTAGGAGTTGTAAAAAAATCTTTAACACCAGCCTTATATCTTCCCCACTTTCCTGTTGTTGGATCTTCTTCTTCTTTTAATTTTCCCTTAGAATATTTTTTACCTGCATGAATTAATCCTTCAAATTCTTTAATAGTTTGAGCAAATTTACCACTTTGAGTAAGACCTCTTAATTGTTCTAATCTCTTAGGTAATTTAGCACCAGAAGATATAAGACCTGGTAGACCTGCAATTGCTGATATATCAAGTCCTTGTAAAGCTGATAGTCTTAAAAGCTCTTTAACATCTTCTTTACTACCTGTCTTTACAGCTTTATCAAGTGCATTACCCCATGCAGGTGCTCTTTCATATGCATCTGTTAACATGTCTACAGTAAAGATATTTCCAAGTGTAGCATATTGAGAACCTGGAATAGCTGATGGTAAAAGTCTGTGGGTAAATATATTATGAATACCGTGAGATACCTGATGTGCTGAAGGCATAAAAGGTGCAACAGTAGCTGCTGCTGCACCAGCTGCAATAGGAGCCATTTGTCTATTAGTTTGATTAGCTGCATCTCTAATGATTCTTGGATCATTACCTGTATATGGAGAAGACATTGCTGCTAATGCATACTCATTAGGATTGATATCTATTGTCTCATATAATTGAGATTGCTTTTGTTCTCTTGCAGCTTGTTCAAAAAGTTTTGCTCGTTCTGCATTTTCAAAACTACCATAAGTGGCAATATCATTTTCTAACTGTTGTTTTTGATTATTTGATTTAGCATCAGTTGTATTATCTCTAGACATGGTTGTGTTACCAGGTCTTAAACTTCTTTTTAAATCTTGCTCTTTTTTAGCTGCTTGTGCAGCTGCTTGTTGATTAACTCTTTCAAAGCTTGCAGACATATTTGCATTTTGCTTATTTTGCAAATCACTTTGAAATTTCTGTTGAGCTTGTCCTTTAGCTATTGATGATTGAATACTAGCATCAGAACTTAGTTTAGGAAACTGGCCTACTAAATTTCTCATCTCTACCTGTTCCATCTGATTCAATGGTCTACCTGCAGAAAGAAGATTCATATACCTTTGCTTAGCACTATCATAAACAACATCAACTGCTGGACCTCTACCTGATCTCATTACTGAAATAGCATCTTGTGTACTATTTACTAAATTATTACTTCCTACGACAGGTGTAATTTGATGTTTAGGTAAAGCAATACCACCCTTAGCTTTCTTATAAAACCACTCTAAGTTTTGTGCTTGTGGAGATGGATTGTATTGATCAAAGCAATCAATACATGGTTCTCCACCATGACTCATCATTCCTTCTTCAGGCATTGGCTCTTGACCTTCCTGTCCTTCTTGTCCAGCTTGAGCTTGCTCTTGTTGAGCCATTGCTGTTTGTACTTCTTGAGCAATAGATTGAATAGCTTCTTGTTGCTGATCTTGAGGAAGAGCTTGTATTTTCTTAATCAATTCATTTGGATCCATCTGCTTCATCTGAGCATAGATCTGAATGATTTGCATAGTTTGATCCTGTTGAGGATTCCCTCCCATTTGAGCTGCTGGAAGTTCTAATACACTATTACCTGCAAAGTTGTAATTCATATTAGGTTGCATAAAAGCAGCACCATATGGAGTCAATGCAATTTGAGGATTTGTATTTCTCATTGTAATAGGAGTACCAGCACCTTTACCTTTAATCAAAGTAGGGATTCCAGGAAACAAATCTTGTCCATCCTGATTAGTGATAATTGGTTTAGCATCAAGCTTAGCCTGAGTTTTATCTGGTAATGCAAAATTAGGCTTTGAGTTATTTAGCTTTTTCTTATCTTGATTAATCTTATTAATCAATGGTAATAGTTTATCAGTTTTCATCATCTTGGACTGAGTGTTTCTTTAGTATTAACTACTTTGAGGTTATATTTTAAATTATTAGACACTGACTTACCCAGTATTAATCTGTTACCATAGTGTCTAAACTTCTTTCTTTGCAGAGGTGACTTAGCATAATCAATATAGGTAGTATTCAATATTTTTCTGTATCCATTCTGTTCAGTATTAAACATCCTCCACTGATCACCTGTGAACTCTCCTCTATCTTTTGTAGCATCCTAGAACTGATTGAATCTATATTTATTCTCTTCTTTAGCATATAGTATATCAATTGAATCTGAAAGTACTTTTGGATACTTCAATATATCTACAGGATTATAAGGTTTCAAATTTAATCTTAATAATCCAGAATTCTGTTCTGTATTGTACAACATTGCATAATCAAAGTTAGCATTTAATACGTGATATGGGTCTATGCAATCAGTAGAATAATTAAGAACTTCTAATGTATATTCTATACTTTTAACTGAATTGACAGTAATTCCTGTATTAACTGGGAACTCCACTTCAAATGGATAATCTACTCCATAGTAATTACAGAAACTATTACAAGTATTATTATGCTTCCAAAGAGAGTTGCCTTTGATTGTATAGAAGTGATCATTTGTTCCTATAGTATGATTAGGATGCCAGTCATGGAAACTTAACCACATCTTAGTCTTAGGGTCATAGCTAATAGTCCATGAACAGTCTTCAAAGAATTCAGGATCTCCTAGGTCTATGTATAATATTCCAACTTGTCTACTCACAAAAAATCTATTAGTTGCAGGATCATATTCTACAGCAGATTTAGCTTTAAAATCTCTTTTGCTAAAATACAAAATTTCATATTGAGTATCATATGCAGAAAGACATCCAATTCCTGTAACAGTATTTTCTGTAGCTGTAAAGTTAGGGAACTGAGTAGTTAAGACATTAGGTAAATGTTCAGCAAACCAGTATCTCATACCATTCATTGCAATGTCTACAATCTGACCACCTGTGTAATGAAGTACTTTACCTGTATCTCTACTCATCCAAAATAATCCATATGGAGTGTTGATGGCACTTCTTGTATCTTGACAAGAAGCATACTCATACTCATCATCTGCATTAACTAATGATTGAAAAGGTTGTTGAAATAATCCACCATCACCAATAGTAATCTTAGTTCCTGCTGATGTTTGTAACTGATCAACCCCTGTTACAGATGTAGGTTTTGCATCTTGGAATAAGATAATACTACCTGTTCTATTGATTGGCTTAATACAGCTGATTATATTTTCAAAGTCTTTATAGTTATTTGTAAGATAGATTCTCCAAGCATCTCTTGCTTGTTCTGTCTGTTGAGGTAAACTATAAAGAACTCTTCTATCATAATAAGAATAACAAGTTTCTGCAACTAAAGGATCATATGTTTTTGGAAGAGTTGCTCCAAAACTTACATAAGAACTAAATAGTTTACTTATAGAAAGTGAGTAATCATATCTATAGTAGTTACCTGCCTCAATAAGATCTGTTCTAAATAATTTACTTAAGTCTGTGTAGAAAGTATGATCATAATGTCTTTGACTAGCTAAATCACCATAATCTCTATATGCTAAGTTAACCTCAGATTCTACAAAGAAATCTCTTACACCATTATTGAATAAGTAGTAGTATGCTTTCTTTACTTGAAATGTACCTGATGTACTACTTTCTCTATCTAAATGATGATAAGAACTAGCTGCAGTTACCATGTCTAATACTCCACCACTTGTAATAGAACTAAAACTATTTGGAACTTGAATAGATGATGAATCAAACTTATCAAAGTTAGCCCAGTATCTAGGATACAAAGGATTAGAATATTGACTATAATCAAAGGCTGTTCCATTAGGAACATTGAATAACCATTTTGTATAGTAGAAGAATGGATTCTTTTCTGTGTATCTGTTTATATAAATATCTCCACCAAACTGAACACCTGAACTATACACCTTTCCTTTTACAGTTGTAGGTGTTTGTATATAACAATCTTGAACAGGTATTTCAACAATACCTTCTAACTGACCATATTGATTTTGATAATCAATTTTTAATCCTGCATAATATGCAGAAGTGGTTGCTGATATGAATTGATTAGTAGGATCATCATAAGAGATACCAGGGATATCTTTAAGTCTTCTTCTTGTAGTATCTGTAAGAGTAGGGTCTCCACTTTGTACTTCTGGAAATGTACCTCTAATATTAGCTGCTACATAATCTCCTCTGTAAAGATTATTTACATTATATGTAACATCAAATGATTGAATTTGATCTTTGATGTATAAACTCTTAGTATGTTCTCTTCTTGTATTATTAACAGAAGTAGTATAGTTTACAGGTTTATAACTTGAATAAAAAGCATGAGAGTTAAATTGCAGTGAGTAGTGTCTAAATGGAATTAATTCATAGATAATTCCAACTGCCTGATCTAATCCTTGACCTGCCCAATAAAGAATAGTACTTATAAATAAACCATACTTAGCTGCTTCCCATACAATCTGAGCAATTTTATTTACATATCCTCCAGTATAATATCTAAAGTCTAATGTAGATAGTTCTCCACCTGTTTGCATTAAAGTAGGAAAGTTTATTCCTCCAGATGAGCCCATTAATGTTCCTGAACTACCTGCACCTGCAAATGTAGAAGCAACTGCACCACTTGATATACCTAAAGGAACAGCACCTGTGTAAGGAATTAATGATGTTGCCATTGCAGCATTTGGTCCAAATAGTCCAAAACTACCTAAGACATTACCTGCTGCTGCTAAGTTTGTAGTATCATCAGCAGTTTTTGTCATTTGATTATTACCAAATGCAGCTTTTAATGCAATACCTAAACCAACAGTAAGAGCAAGTAAGTATGATGTATTGGTAATTAACTTCTGTCTAGGATCACCAAAAGGATATTCAAACCTACCAGTACTTGTACCATATTCTTTAGTATAAAGTTTAAGTTCATTATAACTTAAGAATGGTTTATTAAAGTTTGTTTCTGGAGAGTGAAAAGAATAATAATCATGCTTAGTTCCATTTAATGGAGTTGATACATCATTTGGTGAATCTCCTTGATTAAAGAATTGAGCTGATGTAAGAAAGTAATCATCTCTTAAATCATTATAAGGATAGTTTTGATATAATACTTTTTGACCTGAAGTATTACTATACTCTCTCATATTATTAATAAGACCTTTAGCAATAATAGTTCTATTACCTTCTCTTGATCCTCTTAATATTTCAAATCCTATAATATTAGTTATAACATTTCCTTGATTATCTACAGGAGGTTGAATGTTATCAAACTTAACACCTAGTACATAAATTCTATTTCCACCTTGATTGTGAATATGAGTTGTAGAGTTATCAGGCATCTTGTGATGTCTAATTGGAGCACCACATAAATCACCCCATACTTCTGGTCTATTGATAGGATATCTTTCTGTAGATTCCCAGTATCCCATAAGACCTTCTCTTGTAATTACACCTCCATCAGGTAATATTTTATTTACTGCTGAATTAGTTACAGTGGCTGTATTATATACTTGCCAAAAAGCATTTTCTGTAGGATAGATTACATCTGCTCCTGACACAGTTATCAAGTCAGATGGTAAAGCAGCTCTACCAGGTATATGATATGAAGCTGATTTATCTCCATCATTATAAAGCCATCTAATAAAAAATGGGTACTGTTCATCTCTCATATAAGATGTATTGGTACCACCTTTATAATAGTAATCAGCAGGATATTCTACTTCTTGCCAATATGTAACAATTTGGTTAGCCAATGGCTGATAATTAAATTGGAACTTACTATACACTCCTGATCTTAATAGATAACCATTAAGAGCAAACATCTTATCACATTTCTCATAAACAGGAGTAACTAATGGAATTAGTGTAATATCTATAGAAGGATTAGCTTCTGAATAGTTATCAATATATACTGTACTTTGAGATGTACTATAGTTTCCAATCTTGCGAGCAGCTGTTTGTGAATTAACTGTACTAACAATAACTAATTCATATTCTTCAAACCTTGTATCAAGATTCAATGCAGTAATTTCTAAACCACCTGCTACTCCAGAATGATCCCACATACCTTGTACATTACTTGGAGTAAAGTAATTAGTTACTCTTTGACCATTAATAGAATAAGCAATCACTGCTTGATATGATCCATTTAAAAGAGAGCCAGCACCTTTAGCTTTTCTAATATCATAACATGGAGGATTTGTTAAATAGTTTAATCTTATTTTTTCACAGTCCAAACATTCATTATAAATAGGAATAGGACATGAAGGATTTGTTGTATCATATCCTGTAATCTGATATGGTACATTATCTAAGTTAAGTGCTCTATCAGGATTTAAGCCATCAGCAAAAAATACAGACCATGTGCAATCATAGTTATATTGAATAAAACCTGTGATTAGATTATTTCTATCAAAATTTAAACATCTATCTGCAATTACTTTTTTGTATTCACAAGTAGACTCAGTGAATATTCCAATCTCAGATAATACATCATTAGTTGAAAATATTACCCAAGTATCTGTATCTCTTCTGATAATACCTATGATATCATAAGGTGTCTCTGTACAATAGATATTTGAAGGTTCATTACTTACAGTTCCAGTATCACCTTTATGAGAATTAGTTACAGCATTGATAGCATTGACCCACACTCCTTCAGGCACAAAAGAATCGTTGAGGTCTTTAATAAGACCTTTGTTAAAACTAGAAGGCTTAACACTATTTAGATTTTCATTATTCTGATTTGCTGCCATCTTGATTATCTACTTTTTCAAATTCTTTTTTAACTCTCTCACTAGATAAGAATTTATAAAATTCTTCAGATAAAAATCCCATTAACCATGCACTACTTTCTTCATCTGTGATATCTCTATCTTCTGTTATTCTTCTTGTAGCATGATATAATTCATGAGCAATTGTATTATGATTAAGAAACTTTGCATCTATCATTGTAATGTATAAACTACCATCTACAGTAATAGTAATACCTTCTGCTTCTTCAGCAGCAGTACCAGGAATCAATGTTCCCTTTGCATATTTCTTTTGTAAATACTTTTCTGACTTTCCCATTTCAGTTGTTACTACAAATAAAATAGAACAGTTATATGTATTTACTTTTATCTTTTTTACAACCCTCATGCTATTCTTCCTCCAGTTGATTTATAAGCGCCACCCCATCCACCATACCATCCTTGTCCACTGAACATATTATAATACTTATCATACATTGCTTTTCTATTCTTAGCCCACATTTGCTTCATTTCAAAGAAGTCTGGAGTATTGATAAAGCTTAATGCATTATTTCTAGAAGGTCTTATCTTAGCTTGTATTAATTGTAATTTCTGAATTACATTCTCTCCATTAAGAAATAAGTTTTCAAGGATTCTTTCTTTAAGAGCATATTCATAATATTCATTAACAACAGGATGATCAAGCACCATTAAGTTACCTTCATCATCTTCCATCACTGATTCATAGTTAAGATATACTCTGCCTTCTTGGAAATTAATAGTATGGATAAATCCATCTTTAATTTTCAATCTGTATACATATGAACCTACTTGTTTTAAGTTGCACTCAGGCTCACCATAGTTATATGGAATAATCTCAATAGGAACAGGTCTAGGAAACTCTCTAATTAATCCTGGTCTTGATTCTGTGATTTTACAACCATCAGGACAATTGTCCAATTTAATAGAACAATTGGCTACAATATTAGCAGCAGCAATAATATTAATTCTTGCACCTGCATAGTGTTCAAATACTTTAATCTTTACTTGATCAGGATTAATAATTACATATTCAAAGTTCACATAATCTTTATTTGAATCTTGAACAGTAAGTACAATATTAGTTGATGCTAAGTTGTGAGTTACAATATTATCACCAACTGATAAATCAGCTACTTGTATTAAAGGTCTTGCATTTGTAATCTGAGCTAGTTTGATCATTTGATCATACATAGTTTGCATTTCAGATCCTTGGCAATTTGTATATGTATCAGAACCAACTCCACATAACATTGCAAAATTCATTACATAAAAATCAGCAGGAAGTTTAGCTCTGCCATTTTTTACTTCTACAATCTTACCTCTAGATTGATTAATCTTTAATCCTAGCTCATAATTGATTTTAATAGCAATCTTTAAAAGCTCTTGAGGATTTAAAAAATTATCTTGATCATATGTATAAAAGTCACTTCTGACTGAATTCATTAAGTCATCAAAAGTTCTATATTGGAGTTGTGTTTTCATTATCTAGTATTACTTATAAAGTCATCATCATTATCACTTGGTATCTGAATACTAACACTAAGATCTTTCATTACATTTTGTTCCATCTCTCCAAATAAATACATTGGCACTGAGAATGGTTCATCTTGTCTGTATATACAATCATGTTCAGTGTCACAATTATAATCACCTATTCCAGATCTAAATAAACCCTCTACTCTTATAGCAGGCCATGTAACATTAGGAATATATAAATATCCATTAAGCAAATAGTAATAAGGAGTTTTGTTATACTTAAATGTCTTCTGCTTAATCATAGACTGATAAGTAGAAGGATAAGTTTGAGTAAGAAGAGTGGTGCCATCAATACTTGTTACAGATCTAATAATAGGACCATAACTACCATCATAAGTAGGAGGAAGTTTATGCTTACTTCTTTTTACAGTGCAACCAGAAGTAATACAAAAACATCCAGCATCTGCTCTATCTACATCAATCATTGGAAAGTAATCCAAAGTATGAAAGATATTACTATACTTTCTAAGTACACCTTTATCATCCTCTCTTTTAATAAGCCAGGATATATGCTTAAGAATTAAAGAAAAGATATATCTGTCTGTTACAAATGCATCAACATTTACAGACTTAATCTGATTTCTAATTCTACTGATTGCTTCTGATACTGTTGTTACCATTATTTACAAGTTTTACCAAAGTAATAATCTGCTTCGTCTTTTCTTCTTTTGATTAGACCAGGTAATGTCTGACCACCAGACTTAACCCATTTGTTAAATTCAGTTCTGATGGTTTCATCTTCAGGATCAGCATTTACTTTCTTAAGTAATGTGCTTTTCTTTAAGTTACCAATACCCACATTATATGTAAAGCTAACTAGTGCATCAAACTGGCATTTATTAAGTTCCACTCTAACAACATCAGCAACATTACCAGCAAACTGACCAAGTACTTCTGAAAATAATTGCTCAGCTTCTGCTCTAGTAATTGTATCTCCTTGTTTTACAGGAGTACCATCTGCATAAAATGTATTACCATATCCAATAGTCCATACACCTTTTGCATCAGGATATGCTTTGGACATATAACCTTCAAACTTTTTAATCTTCTGAGTCATCTCATCTGATACATGGTATATGCCAGATAGTTCTTCAGTTTCTTCTTTAATTTCTACTACACCTTTAATAAGGCCTCTTAGAAAAGTTAATAATGCTTTCATCATAATTCTAAAGGATTATAGTCTTGTAATCTTTCTTTATCAAGTACCATTCTGTTTACATCTTTAAGATAGTTTCTATACAATCTAGATACTTTTAAAGAATAATCTACTTGAATATATTTTTTCCAATTCTCAGGATAAGTCTTCCCAACTTTTCTAGTGAATTCTCTGCATCCTTTAAATCCCCATAACTCATGGAACTTAAACTTATACTTACTTGAATAGTTAGTATAAAAGATTTTAGCTAGATAGTTATCACTTTCCCAGTTTCTATGTTGAATTACTTTCAGGTAGTTGTCTGTAGTTTTGAAATCTACATTCTTTCTAATCTTTGGTTGACAGGTTCCTAAGAACATGTGACCAAGTTGTTCAGGTAATTCTACTCCATCTCTGAGTTCAATAATCAAATCTGCAATAGCTTTATTTGTATCTACAATTATTGTCTTTACAACATTCTTATCTTTAACCAAACAATCTGAAGAGTTTACAATTTCTGTAAGCCACTCATCAGATGTAGTTTGCAACATCTTGTTTCTGAATCTAGGTCCTTTTAAGTTACGCTGTAAAGCAGTTTTCATAGTATTCTCTTAATATAATTTACAAAATTTTTTTGATTTTTGAAAGTAAATTTTTAAAGTTTATAGTTGTAGTTAAACTCTGCAACTTTACCATTTGCAGGATTATATAACTCAAGTACAGCAGCTCTTTTATTGCCAGTGAACTTATTGTGATAATGCCAATAGTCTGTTGCTGAAAGTGAAGGTAATACTTTTATTGTAAATCCATGTACTTCATTATCAGTTACAAACTCAGTTGTCTTCTTAGTATGCATGTGACCAGTGAATAGAGTTCTGTAAGTTGTCTTACCCCACTCATATGGATGCTCCGTAGCATACACTAAAGGTGTTAGTTTTTTAGATACATCACCATGTTCAAAGCAGAACATATTCTCACCATATACTAGCACCTTTCTTTCAGCATATTGGCTAGAGAAAGTAAAACCATCAACATCCCCAAAGGACTGAGATAGTGCATGTACTAAGTGAAATGAGCTTAGTCTATCATGGTTTCCTGGTATAAACATTACATGCACATTGTTAGCATAGTTTCTCACTAATGACAAAAGTAAGTATAATCCTTCAAATGCTTGAATGTAAGCATCTTGTGCAGACATACTTGCTTCCACAGGTGTACCTTTAGTTGTAGTGTTGTTAAATGTATCTACTTGTAAAGTGTCTCCACCTAATACAATTACAATCTTTTCTAGATTATAATTATTGTGGCATTTACTTAAAAGATTATTTACTGTGTTTACAGCTATACTAGACATAGACTCATTACCTGGTTTTCCAAAGTGTAAGTCTTGTAGACTGAGTATACCACACACTCCTTCTAAAAAATCTGGTTCTTTCTGTTTAAAAGAAGTTTCCACTTTAGGAAACTTATAATCAGATAACATACCATAAAAATTAAGGAGGTCAGAATCCTCCTTACTTATTTGTGTCACTAATGCTGAGATTAACCATCCTGTTCCTTTTTGTTTGTTCCAATATTGAGATAATTTCCACTTAGTTATATCTATGTTTAGTATTTCAATAATTTCTTCTGGAGTCTTAGGTTCTTTGCTTGAGTAAGCTTCTAATTTTACTTTACCAGAATCTACATCAGTGTGAGAACTTATTACTTTAGACTTTTCATCAATTGTCTTATAAATATCTAATTCTATTTTAGTAGGACAATCTCCACCAGTTATTGATTTTACAATTGCATCCTGAATAGCTTGATCAACAGTTTCTCTATAGTGTAATATCTTTTTATAGACTAACCTTTTTAGAGAAATATATTCACTCAGATCCATCCCTATTCTTTTGGCACAATATTCATCTGACTTTCTCCATTTAACAATGGACTGATATACTTCTAATATTTTATTCATCTTTTATGTTTTTAGGGTGAACCCCCTCATTGCTGAGGGGATATCACCTGCTCAGGGCTACCAACAACCTGAATTATATTTTAGCAAGCAGATACATCACAAGTAAATGTAATACCTGTAGTATCAAATATTATTGTAGGAAGATCACCATTGTTTATAGAGTCACATCCTAAAGTATTGTAACTTTCAACCACAGCTCCTCTGTTTATAGGAGCAAGAGGTATTTGACCTGGTAAAATTGGATTAGTAATATACATTATGTTTCCTGTAGTTGGACTTATGTAGTAAGGTGCTGACTTTACAAATACACCTGGTGCACTTTGTACACAAGCATATCCAAAAGGAACAGTTCTAGAACACACATAAAATGAATTTAATATGTTATTACCAGTGTTATCAGACTGAGGAGTAGGTGTGTCACTAAAGCAACTTCTTTTTATTCCATTACAATCAGTCCATTCTAATCCCCAGAATTCACCAGTATAGATTTTATATGTTCTACACTCTAATGTATTTGCAGTTTCAATATCACAAGGAAACTCTTCTATTATAATTTCTCCAGTAAGAGGATCTATTCCTGTAGCTATTAAAATAGTAAGCACTGCTTGATAGGCATTAGCTGACTGAATAATAGGTTGAGCCAGATCATCCGCAGTTACTGTAAATGCGTAGAATCCATTATTTGAATTAGCTACCACATCATTATAACTGATATTAACTCCTCCAAGTGATATATCTGGATTAGCAGTTATATCAAATATTTCTAGAAAGAATCCTGCAATTGAACTAGTAGTAAAGTTTGCTTGTTGAGTTATACCTACATTAAAGAAGTATGAACTATCAACATAAGTATTACTGCAAGCAAAACTAAGTATTCTAGGATCACAATTTGCTTCAAATATTGGATCAGTTGGTTCTGAAAATGTAGTAGTTCCTGTACTACAAAACTGTAAGATTTTAAATACATATGCTGTATTATAATCAAAGTCTGAACCATTTCCATAAACACCTGTCAGTGTTTGATTTAAAACAGTTCCTCCATTTGTTGCTATATTAAATGTACCATATGCAGTAGCTTGCTGAAAACTTGAAAGAATTCCATTAGGTTGTACATGAGCATAATACAATATGCCATTTACAGCATCTGGACTACATGTATAATTTATTGTGAATGTTACTGGACCTGCCATATTAGAATGTTATTGTAGATTGATTAATAAACGGACAAGAAGGATTGTCTGGATTAGTGAACTCAAATTCTAGTAAGTCACCATTGAATAAGTTGATACTGTCTACAAGAATTGTATATACTTTTATTGCATTAAGTCCGTTACTTATAGAATATGTAGTTCCTTGAGTTAAGTTTCTTATTGCTACCAATGGCTTATCTAAGATGAATGAAGTGAATTCAATTGTTGCACCTAATGTAGTTGAAATAGTACTAGGAATAGTTGCCCAAGTAGTATCAGTAATTTCTTTCCACTGACCAAATGTATCTGACATATTACTTAAACTATATAAGTCATAGTTATCAACAGTGGTTGAAGTAGAGTAATCAGTTATAGAAACATTTAATTCATTGTGTACATTATCTAAATAAGATCTATTACCAAGATCTAATCTAAACCATCTTCTACTAGGAGTATCTGCATTGGTTGCAGCACTAAAATATGGAACACCATTAACATCCTCTAAAGTATATACATGATTTAAGTTAGTATAAGGTAATACCATTCTACCAAATGAACTACTTCTGACTAAGCCATTAGTTACAGTACTAAACACATATACAGGCATTGTAGAAGTTTGATAATACAAATAGATTTCATCTGTACTAGGTGAATACTGAATAGAACTGTATGCATTTCCAAATGTATCTAAGTAATCATTTATAAAGCTTAAATCAATTGTAGCTACAGTAGCAAATGTAGTATCATCTAATACTTTTATTACATAACTTGAACTAAGTCCAACATTACTTGTTGCAGGAGTTAATGGATCAAATGCAGCGGGGGCAGCACCTGTATATGATATCTCAAACCAAGCAGGATCTGCAGCTGTAATTGTTACTCTATTTAAGTTGTATGTGGTTGGAAGTACTCCATTAATATTTACAACTTTTACAACTGAGAAACTATTAGTAATGTAGTATCTAATAGTTTGATTTAGAGAATCATATACTGCATTAGTTATGTTAGTTATAGTACAAGTTGGATTTTTATTACCTATTAACCAATATGTATTTTGGTTAGATACTTTAATAAAGCCAAACTCTTTAGTAGGATATGTAAAGTTAGAATTATAAAATAATCCATCTGGTGTAGATGAACAGACTGTAGACACCACACCTATATCTACATAATCAGGAGTTTCTCTTTGTGTAAGAATATCTGAAGGACCATATTTTAAAATAAGACTTGAGTATTGTGGATAGTATGGACCAGATGCTCCACTGTATGCAACTAAAGCATAACAGTAGATATTTCCTGCATTATCACTTTGAATACTCATTGTAGTATTCATGTTTGCATAATTAGCTAACTGAACTGTTCCTCCACTTATGTAAGTAGCAGATGTGCCAGCTATGTTAGCAACTGTAAAAGTAGTTGGGCTCACTGCAATAATAACTGCAGAAGATACATCAGTATTTGGAAAATTTAACTCACCTAATGGAACACTATTAACTCCTGTTACATTAACAATATCACCAACTGCAAAGTGATGAGGAAACACTCCATTATAAATAGCAGATACACCAGAAGGTCTTACATTATATGTGATATCTGTAGGACTTACAGCCACTCCATATACTGTACAAGTTTTTCCTTGATTTGCAACACTAGGTGTTAATCCATTAACAAAACTACCTTGATTCTTAATGTTTGTTCCAATTGTATTTACACCATGTAATCCACCTAATGTTTTTGTGTTAATCAGATAAAACTGATAACCATTGCCAGAAGGAACTGTGATTAGTTTTTCATAATATGAATCATATATGAAGTTATAGAAAGTACTACTATAATAATCATAGATTGTTCTCTTAGAAGGAACAAGAGATCCATCAGATTGAATATTCCATATTCTAATTAATCCACCTCCTGTAGAATTTCCCCATAATTGAGCAACTCCAGTTTCAGCATGAGACTCTGAAAAATATACTTGATCAGATATTGATTTCTTCCAGAATATTTGACCATTACTAGGATTTGTTTTAATAGCTAATCCACCATAGCAATAATCATTATTATAATCATTGAATCCAAAAAACTCTCCATAGCGATTAGGATTGTAAGAAGAAACTGTTCCAGAATAAGTGTTTACTCCTGTTCCCGTTAGTACCTGATCAACTGTGTTAGTAGCAAAATCATAAACAAATAAGTTTGCTACATCGTATGTATATTTAAGTTCTGTAGAGTAAGTCTGTTTTAAGTAATTCATTATAACAAACTTACTATTTCCTATATAACTAGCTCCTTGGATTCTTTCTATAATAGAACTATCTCCATATGTAAAGCCATTGAGTTTTTCATATACTGAAGGAACAGTTTGTGTACTCCATGTTTGAGTAACTGTTGGATCTTGCAGAATGATAAAATTTCTTGTATTTTTTTCAGTGAAGTATAATATACCTGTAGTATCATCTACAGCTATTTGACCACAAACAGGAGCGTTCCATTTAGAAGAACCATCTACTACACCATACTGAGTACTATTCTGAAGTATGTAGACATTCATGTCATTTATAGATGATCTTGCATCTCTTGCTATACCATACACAAAACCAGCAACATTATCAGCAACTAGTTGCAATGGTCCTTGAACAGGAACAGTATTAAAAGGAAAGTCTTTATATAAAGTAATAGAAGTTACTGTACCTCCGCTATCAATTGTTTCAACTGTTCCATTTCCAAGAGAAACATACACTAAGTTACTTGTAGATTCATAACAAGTACCTCCATCATTTATTTCATATAACAAATAATTACTTGTACTATCTAAACCTGTAGCTGAACTGATCATTTTATCAGCTAAAGGACTATTGAAGTATCTAGCATATGAATCAATAGGAAATACAGTAGTTGTGTATGCACCTGGTACTGCATTTAAAAATCCATTAGCTCCTGCATTTCTACCAGATTCAATTAAGTATCTACTTGTATTCTCCCATACTCTAGAAGTAAATGATGCTGTATAATCTACAATGTTGTATGCATGGAATATACCATAACTATCACCAGTAGAAACAGTAAATGGAACTGTATTAGGTATAGGTCTAGTAGAATCAACACCTCTTTGAATACTGATTGTATCACCTGATATACCTGGATAAATAAAATATCCACTGTTATTATAGAAAAACATTTCACCCAAAACATTTTGAGTGGAGTTATATATCTTATAGTTATTTGCAGCATATGAAACTACACCTGGAGGAGGTGTATTCCAAGTTTTTGTACTATCCTGAAATCTAGCACTATCAGGTTGATAGATATTAGGAGGATTAGGAATAGTACCTAATGGAATGGGAACTGTAGGTGAACCAGTAACAGTACCTTCTGCTGCAGTTGAACCAGTTGTTAAATTATTCCAAGCAGTGATTGCATTTCTTTCTAAGTAATTAGTTTGACTATATGTTCCTGAATTTATAATACCCCAAGGAGCAACATCAACAATATAAAAATTACTAGAAGCACCATCAACAAACACATATATTCTATTATCAGTGCTGTTAAATTCTACTAATCTTATAGGAGTTGTAGGTCCACCAGGTAAAGCAGAAAGATCCTGACTATCTATTAATGTAGTTCCATCATACACTGATACTGTTGTATTATCAGCAATATATGAATACCCTGTTGAAGAATCTATTGCAATATTTAAAGAATAATCCCCACCACTTGTTACATGATCTAAAGAATAAACTGTAGCAGGAGGTACTTCAGGAACTAAAACTATTTCTGAAACTGTAATATCAATAGGATGATTATAGTCAGTAGCTACTGTTGGATTACTTATATCTGATGCAACAATTTTAGCAGTAGACTCAACAAATGATGCATATAAAAATCCATTATAACTAAAACTAGAATTAGTAGAACCAAGAGTACCTACAGATGATGTTTGATAAATATCTGGTGCACCTTTAGTGAGAATATTAGGACCTTCAAATATTACAGATGCACTAGTATATCCTGTTCCAGGAACATCAATTCTAAGATAAGGTAGTCCTGCAATTACTACAGCAGATGCTGTATAAGAAGTGGTTGTATTTATACTATTTGCAATGTTATCTAATGCTTGCTTTAGTGTAAGACCTGAATAGTTTTGATTAGTTAATGTAATAACATTAACAGATCCTGGTTGTAAGTCAACAGTAATATTCATATTATCTGTTAATTCAGTGTAACCACTAGCTGTACCACCTGTTTGATAAGTACCTGCAGCTGTTAAACTTACAGTAAATGAATTACTTGTTGCTGCTGTAATTGTTTTAGATGCAGTTGAAAAATTATATGTACTAGGATTTACATTACTTACAAATACTTCTTGTCCTACTGTAAATGCATTAGTTGTTCCTGTATATGTATAAGTAGTAAAACCTCCTGATGATGTTGCATCTACTATAGTATATCCAGCAGGATTACCTCCACCTGGTGCAAATGTTTCAATCTTAATAGGAGCATAAATATTATAAGTTCCATTATAAGAAGTAACAGGTACTCCACTACTATTTACTAAAGGAAGAGTTGTTACACCATCAGATGTAGTAAAAGAAAAAGTATAATCATTAATATTTGTTCTACCTAATCCATCAGCTAATGTATAATCTACATTACCTGTTACGCTGTCAAAACATATTGCAGCACTGATGTTAGCAGCATTAGCTACATTTAAAGTTGGATAAGTTGCCGCAGGATTAGTAGGAAAACTAAATGGAGTAACATCTACTGCATACCAAAAACAAGTAGTGTCTTGATAAAAGAACTCAGATGCATATTTAATCTGAGGAGTGATGTTAAACTTATAGTCATTGTTATATTTTAATAATAATGGTGCAAGTGCACCGCCTACAGTTGGAAGTCCATTATCACAAGTACCAAGTAAGCTATTACCTGGAAAAACATTTCTAGTATCTCTTCCTAAATAACTAACAGCAGATGATGCATTAGAAGGAGATAAGAAATCTAATTGTTGTTCAGCACAATACAGTGAAGTAAAATTAAGACAGAAGTTAGCTGTAATATATGCAGTTCTTCCTACTACTAAATCAGCAGGAGTAGGGCAACTAGTAGGTAAAGCATCATTTACTTCTGTATCATATACCGCAACTCTAGCATTACCCATATGATGACCATCAGGATAATATACAGAATAGAATAATGTAGGATAATTATTTACAAGTGGTCCTTGCCATGTAGCAACTACTGGACATCCTGAATTTACCACTGTTGATTCTATAACTACATCTTGTATACCAAGACAAGACTTAGCAACCATTACTCTATATACAGTATTTGCATCAAGACCAGTTATAGTATAACTAGTTGCAGTATAAGGTAATAATGTTGGATTAGCTAGTATCCAAGTATTTAATCCAAGAGGATCATATTCTTTATAGAATACATTAAATCCATCTGCTATATTAGCATTACTGCCAGGTGACCAATATATGTTTAAATCCATTTTATCTTTTATTTATTTATTCAACTATTTGCCAGAACACTGTTCCATTATCATTAATATTTGTACTCCTTATCTCAAAACTCACATTAGGAATGGTGTTAGGAGAATATACATATAAGTTACCAATTAAGGTGGTACTATCTTGATTTCTTGTAAGTAACACTGCTTTTCCTGCATTGAAGTTATTTACAGTCACTTTACCCAAAACTAAATCAGCATAACCTGATGTTTCAATATTTGCATCAGGAATAGGAGTAGATGATATTTCTACATTAACTCCATCTGAAATCCATTGATATACTATGTCTTGTCCCATATTAATAATAATAAAATACGCAATAAGATGATGCACCACTTAGTATATTACTAAACCCTGATGCTGTAGCAGGTAAAGTTGTGTATGCTAATGATTGAGTATAACCAGTTATAATTCCTAATTGTAATGATGCACCTACACCAATGACATCAGGTAGGTTTAAGTTAGCTATTGATGCAATAGTTCCTGTTGATGCATTACTGAAGTATGCAAACCAATACAGTCCTTTGGTTAATGATACTGATAATCCTGTTGCAGTTTTAGTCCCTGTACTGTCTAATGCTAATGTCCCACTATCAACTAATCTTGTTTGAGGTTGATTGGTAGAAGCATTGTTTGTATAAATACCTACCCTTGCAGTAGTAGCTGCTCCTGCTATTGTTACTACTGCAATTCCTAATTGAGTTATAGTGATATCTCTGTCTATTATAACAGGACTAAATCTAATGCTATTAGCCACATTAGGTGATGAACCAATTGCTAGTGCATTGTTTGATGGTGTATACCACCTACTTGATAATCTATATTGCCAAGGAGAAGTTTGTCTACCATTGAAGGTACTCCAATCAGTGGAGGATAAATATCCATTGGTTGAAGTAGTGGCTTGTGTAATAGCAAGTGTTCTATTAGCA